CCGCATCGAAGAACTGGAGGCGGAGTTGCACCTCATGAAAACGGCAGGCATCGTAGAGGTGTCTGTAAGGAACCCCAGCGTCATGGAATACATGAAGCATTGGGAGGGGCGGGCAGAAGCAGCAGAGGCCAAACTGGCGAAGGTGGTGGAGGCTTTGGGCAATCTGGTGAATATAGTTGAGAACAGCGACACTTGGGTTGCCCGCACATTTTCGCAGCACGATGCGGTAACCACCCTCGCAGAACTGAAAGGAACAGAAGATGAGAGCGCCTAAGCAATATCGAAAGAAGCCTGTCGTGATAGACGCTATCCAGTGGACAGGCGGCAACTTTGAAAGCATCAGCGTCTTTGCTGCGCAGACCGGCAAAGAAATTACCCAAGACGGAAGCGAACTGATCATCCCGACGCTAGAGGGTGATCACGAGGCGTCTTTGGGCGACTGGATCATTCGCGGAGTTAAGGGTGAAATCTACCCCTGCAAACCCGACATTTTTGAAGCCACTTACGACGCCGCATAAAAGGAACCCAAAATGCTGACAGAACTTGAGCAACGCGCGAACAACGAGGCCCGGCACGCGCACCGAAAGTTAATATCCAAACTGGGTAAGCAGCGTGCAGAGATTGCACGGTTGACAGAGGAAAACCGCAAGCTGAAAGCCGACAAGGCCAAGCTGCTGGAAGACATCAAATGGATGAGGGGAGAGAAGTAATGCACATAATGATAGACCTTGAGGCGATGGGCACCCGACCCAACGCACCGATCATTGCCATCGGCGCTGTGAAGTTTACCACCATGGGCGTGACGGATCAGACGTTCTACACCAACGTGGATCTTGCAAGCGCTGTAAAGGATGGCGGTGCCGTGATCGACCCGGACACGGTGATGTGGTGGATGGGGCAGAGTGACGAGGCGAGGGAGAAGTTATTGTCAGGGGCAGCGCCGTTACGGGTCGCTCTGCACGATTTCACCCGCTGGGTCATGGAGACGGGGGAACCCGCTGGCGTATGGGGCAACGGTGCCAGCTTCGACAATGTCATCCTGTCGGAGACGTACAAGCGGGTCGGAATGGTGCCACCATGGCCGTTCTGGAGTGACCGGTGCTACCGAACTGTCAAGAGCATGTACCCAGACATCAAGATGGAGCGGACGGGGACACACCACAACGCGTTGGACGATGCTGAGTCGCAGGCAGAACACCTTGTGCGCATCTGGCGGGAAGGGATGGGCCGCTGATGGACATCGTGACCATCGACTTCGAAACCTATTACGATAGGGATTACAGCCTGTCCAAGATGACGACCGAGGCATACATCCGTGACCCCCGCTTCGAGGTGATCGGTGTGTCGATCAAACTCAACGACCAAGAGGTGGACTGGTACACCGGGGTTGATCCCGGTGGCTTCCTCCATGCGCTGGACTACAGCAACAGGGCGATCCTCTGCCACAACACAGCCTTCGACGGGGCGATCCTCTCGTGGAAGTACAACATCAAGCCCAAGCTGTGGCTCGATACGCTGAGCATGGCCCGGCCCCTGCACTCGATGACCGTGGGTGGTAGCCTCAAGGCACTGGCTACCTACTACAAGCTGGGTGACAAGGGCGATGAGGTGATGCGTACCATGGGACTGCGCCGCAGGGACTTTACCCCTGCGCAGATGGACGCCTTCGCTGAGTACTGCATCCAAGATACCAACCTGACTTACCGCCTGTTCAAGAAGATGGCACGGCAGTTCCCAAAGGAGGAACTGTTGGTGATTGACCAGACCATCCGCATGTACACAGAACCCAAGCTGGAACTGGACCCGGTGGTGCTGGACGCACACCTCGAAGGTATCTATGAGCGCAAGGCGGCGTTGCTCAACAAGCTGGGCGGGGAGGAAAAGGCCAAGAAGTTTCTCATGTCCAACAACAAGTTCGCTGACCTGCTGCGGGCAATGGGTGTGGAGCCGCCCATGAAAACCAGCCCGACTACAGGCAAGCAGACCTACGCCTTCGCCAAGAACGACACGCAGTTTACAGACCTGCTGGAACACCCCAAGGCAGCAGTGCGGACCATCGTCGAGGCGCGGCTGGGGACCAAAAGCACCATCGAGGAAACACGTACCAAGCGGTTTCTGGAAATCTCTGAGCGCGGGCCGCTGCCCATCATGCTCAACTACTACGGCGCACACACCGGTCGCTTCAGCGGTGGGGACAAGGTGAACCTGCAGAACCTGCCGAGAGGTGGCCAGCTACGCAAGGCGCTGGCTGCCCCCGATGGACACGTGATCGTGGCCTGTGACTCCAGTCAGATCGAAGCGCGACTGGTGGCCTACCTCGCTGGACAGGATGACCTCGTGCAGTCCTTCCGCGAGGGGCGTGATGTGTACTCTGAGTTCGCCACCGATGTGTACCAGCGCCCTGTCACGAAGGCCGACAAGGTGGAGAGACACGTGGGTAAGACTTGTATCCTCGGCCTTGGGTACGGCATGGGTCCGGCGAAGTTCCAGCACTCGCTGGCCACTGGATTCATCTCGGTCAAGGTGGACGAGAGCGAGGCGCAGAAGATCGTGCGCTTGTACAGGAACAAGTACCACCGCATCCAAGCCTTCTGGAACCGGTGCAACCATACCCTCAGCGGGCTGGTGGCTGGCGAGAGTGGCGACATGTGCGACCTGATCGGCTATGATTCAGAGGGTATTATCCTACCCAACGGGCTGCGCATCCGGTACCCTGCGCTGCGCCGCACCGCCAATGGGTTCGAGTACATCAACGACGCACGAGTTTACAGGAAGTTTATCCGGGCCCGGGTCGTAGGTGACGAAACACCGGAACTCACGTGGGTCAAAATTTATGGCGGCAAGGTGGTGGAGAACATCACCCAAGCTGTTGCTCGTATCGTCGTAGCTGAACAGATGGTCAAGATCGGGCGGCGCTACCCCGTCGCCCTGCAGGTCCACGACGAAGTCGTGTGCGTAGTGCCAGAGGAACAGGCTGATGCCTGTAAGGAGTACATGGTGGGCGTGATGTCCACCCCGCCCAAGTGGGCACCAGACCTGCCGGTTACTTGCGAAGCGGACGTGGGTGTAAACTATGGAGACGCCAAATGATTGACATTAAGGACAAACCGTCAGGCAAGTTCTGGTTTGCGCTGGGCGAGGCTGAGGTGGGTGACAGGATCATATACCACGTGGGCCCACATTGTGGTGGGACGCACCGCACCGACGCATGGGCTGCCCATGAACGTGGACTTGTCACGCTGGTGCAGTCTCGGGCTGGGCCCGGAATGTTCAACTACATCGCGCAGAAGTTAGACCCGAAGAAGGCGAACAAGAAATGACCATCAAAGCTATCGAAACGAAGTACAAAGGTTACAGGTTCCGCAGCCGTCTGGAAGCCCGCTGGGCTGTGTTCTTCGATGCGTTCCCGCTCAAGTGGGAGTATGAACCAGAGGGTTTCGATTTGGGTGAGGAAGGGTACTACCTACCTGACTTCTACTTACCTGAGTTGGACATGTGGGTTGAGGTGAAACCAGACAGACCCCTAGTTGACGCGGAGCGCGAGAAGATCGAGGCGCTGGCTACAATGACTACGAAAGTGGTCCTCCTCGCGGTAGGGGTCCCGGCACTACGTAACTACGACGTCTGCTACCCCGATATGCTCCGTATGGGCGGGGAGGTAGTGTGGGGCGAAGAATGTTTTGCCGAGAAGTATCTCCCGCCGCGCAACTACGACGGGGAACCGAGGATGTTTTACAGCCCTGCGGAGGAGGATGCAGATTGCATTAGACAGGTGGAGGCCGCTCGGTCGGCACGGTTTGAGCATGGGGAGGTACCGGTATGACCAAGCTGGCCCATTCATATTCATCCATCAAGATGTTTGAGAACTGCCCGAAGAACTACTTTCACCAGCGGATCGAGAAGTCCGTGAAGGACAGCGGCAACGCCGTCACAGCGTATGGTGAGCGCATCCACAAGTCACTCGAACTCAGGCTGGGTGAGGGCACGGGGCTGGACCGCGAGTCCTCGCGCTATGAACCTATCGTGGGTAGCATTGAGAAGCTGGCGCTGGGTGCCGACGCCCTTACCGTCGAGGAAGAAATGACCCTCAACGAGAAGCTGGAACCCACAGGCTGGTGGGACGGTGACGCATGGCTCAGGTCAAAGATCGACGTGTTGGTGCGTGATGGGTCCAAGGCGTACATGTTTGACTGGAAAACTGGCAAGCGCCGCCCCGACTTCGACCAGCTAGAGATGTTCGCGGTGCAGGTGTTCAAGCATTACCCGCAGGTCGAGCAGATCAAGACCACCTTCGTCTGGTTGAAAGAGATGAAGATGGACAGCGAGACCTTCACCCGTGAGCAGGAAGCCCCGATCTGGGAAAAGATACTGGGCAAGATCACGCGCATCGAAGGTGCGCTGGAGCACGACAACTGGCCAGCCAAGCCGAGCGGCCTGTGCAACTGGTGCCCGTGTAAATCTTTCTGCGAGTACGCGAAATAAAAGTTGACATACGATACAGAGGAAACTAGACATGGCTACTACGCCCGAGGGTAAGATCAAGTCGCGTCTCGACAAGATGCTAAAGGCGGAAGGCGTCTGGTACTACAGCCCACAGGCTGGTCCGTTCGGTGTGGCAGGCATCCCTGACAGGGTTGCCATCGTGGCGGGACAGTTCGTTGGTATCGAGTGCAAGGCGGACAAAACAAAGAAACCCACAGCACTGCAGACGAAGTGCATGAGGGACATTGAGCAAGCTGGCGGCAAGTGTTTTGTCGCTTATGACAATGAGACCATCGAGACCGTTAGGGAGTATATCCGTGCTCGTAATTCCAAAGGCCAAAGCGCTGGCACTGAAGCTGAAGAACCCGGCGCGGGTTCTGGATACTGTGACGACCGCCAAGGCGATCTCTTTACGTGGGCTGCAACTTGTGGCGGTCCCCCACAAGATCCGTGAGGTCCAGAAGCTACGGTCTCTGGGCATCGCTGCACCCTCCCCGATCCTGCACTACTACGACTGGCCCGGTCAGTTCACACCCTACGAACACCAGCGGATGACCGCTGCGTTCCTGACCGTCCACAACAAGTGCTTGGTGCTTAACGAGATCGGTACCGGTAAGACGCAGAGTGCGCTATGGGCAGCCGATTACCTCATGACGCGCAAGATCGTGAAGAAGGTGCTGATCCTCTCGCCGCTGTCCACGCTGGAACGTGTCTGGGGTGACGCCATCTTCAAGGGGTTGTATCACCGCAAGCACGTGGTGCTTCACGGTACTGCGGCCAAGCGGAAGAAGCTGCTCAACACCGAGGCAGACTTCTACATCATCAACCACGATGGCTTCAACATCATCGCTGAGGACGCTGTAGGTAAGTTCGATCTGGTCATCGTGGACGAAGCGGCTGTGCTGCGGAACCCATCGACCAGTCGGTACAAGCACTTCAAGAAGTGGATGGGCAAGAACCCTGACACTCGCCTGTGGCTGATGACCGGTACGCCTACACCCAACGACCCCACCGACGCGTGGACCTTGTCGCAACTGGTCGAGAGCCCCTACGCAACGCGCACATACACAGCGTTCAGGGATCAGGTCATGATGAAGGTCGGTCAGTGGAAATTCGTGCCCCGCCCCGACAGCGTGGAGATTGTGAAGAACATCCTGCAACCGGCTGTACGTTACACACGGGACGAATGCTTTGACCTGCCGGACACAGTAGTCCAGACCCGCAAGGTGGACCTGACGCCTGAGCAGAAGCGGCACTACACGACCATGATGAAGCAACTCGTCATCGAGATGCAGCAGCAGGGCACGACCATCAGCGCAGTGAATGAAGCGGTGAAGGTACAGAAGCTGGTCCAGATTGCCTGTGGTGTGGCCTACACCGACGACGGGCAGGACTTTGAGATCGACTGTTCACCACGGGTGAACGCAGTGAAGGAGGTGATTGAAGAAGCTGGAGAGAAAGTAATCGTATTCGTTCCCCTGACGGGAACACTCAACATGCTGGAGCGTGAACTGTCCAAGCGGTGGAGCACAGCCGTGGTCAACGGCGCAGTGCCATCCAAGAAGCGGGACCAGATTTTCTATGACTTCCAGCACAGCAAAGACCCGCGTGTTCTGATCGCTCACCCTGCCACGATGGCACATGGCTTGACCCTGACCTCGGCTTCGACCGTGGTCTGGTATGGCCCCATCACCAGCAATGAGCAGTATGTTCAGGCCAACGGGCGTGTCGAGCGTATCGGGAAGAAGCACGTCAGCAACGTGGTCCACATCGAAGCAACCGATCTGGAATACAAGATGTACCACCGGCTGGCGAATAAGCAGAAACTGCAGGGCCTCCTTCTCGATCTCATCCAACAACAAACGGAGTGACACATGACCGTGACAGTAGACGCCGTCATCAAGAAATACATGAAGCTGCGGGAGAAGAAGGCTCTCGTGGAAGCCACCATCAAAGAGGAACTCGACAAGATCAAGGCCGACATGACCAAGCTGGAGGCGTTCCTCAAAGCGAAGCTGGACGCCGATGGTCTCACGTCGTTCAAGACGGAGTACGGAACTGCGTTCCTGACCACCACTGACTTCGCCAACGTCGAGAACTGGGACGCCGTGCTGCGCTTCATCCGTGAGGAAGAAGCCTACGACATGCTGGAGAAGCGCGTCAGCAAGACCGCCGTCCGAGGCTACATCGAAGCCACCAAAGAAGTCCCGCCGGGCGTCAAGTACGGCACCAAGCTGGACATCAACATCCGCAAACCTACCGCTCGTTAAGGAGGACCCTATGAGCAACATCGTACCCACCAACATCCAAGTCCCGGCCCATCTGGCAGCCAAAGTCGGCCAGCCGTCGGCGCTGTCGCAGAGCATTTCGTCGGGCATCTCGCAGGGTCAGTCGTTCCCTCGCATCTCGATCAAGGGCAGCCGCTTCCGTATCGTGGAAGATGGTACCGAGACCGTGCTGGACACCACCTCGCTGGACGTTGTGATCGTCGGCGCAAACCCCAAGCTGTCCAAGACATACTACGCAAAGGCGTGGGACAAGGACGCTGAGCCGACTGCACCTGACTGCTACTCACTGGATGGCACCAAGCCCCATCCCGAAGCTGAAAGCCCGCAGAACGATCTGTGTGCTCAGTGCCCGCACAACGCATGGGGTTCCAAGATCGGCCCGCAGGGTCAGCAACTCAAAGCCTGCACGGACCAGAAGCGTCTGGCTATTGTGGCGGCTGACGATCCCGACGGTCCTGTTTACTTGCTGCAGGTCACGCCGTCGGCGCTCAAGGGGTTGAACGCATACCACAAGGAACTGTCCATGCGTGGTATTCCGGCGGAGATCGTCAAGACCAAGATCGGGTTCGATACAGACGCGTCGTACCCCAAGCTGAAGTTCGGCTTTGGCGGTTTCCTTGACGAAGATGCCTACGCTGCGGTCGAGCCCCTGTTCGGTGCTGACAACGTGTTGGAGATTACCGGTGAGAGGCAGCCCGAAGTGATCGCAGCACCCACCCAGCCGCGCAAACAGGTGGTCAAAGCCAAGCCGGAGCCGGAGCCGGAGGTCGAGGAAGAAGCACCGGCGGCCGAGGACAAGCCGAAGCGTGGTTTCGGTGCGGCCAAAGCCGAGCCTGCTGCAAAGCCGAAGGCTGCCGCCAAGCCCAAGCCCGAACCCAAGGCTGCCGCCGAGGTGGACGATGACGTAGCCAGCTTGGCTGACGAAATCTCTGCCCTGATTGGGGATGATGACGACGATGAGTAATTCCGCCCTCGACTTCGAGAAGGTTGAACTGGTGCGTGAGCGCATGGCCCTGACGATTAAGGACATGTGCAAGCTGTTCGGAGTATCCCGCGCCACCTACTACAAGTGGGTGGACGGCGGGCCGATCCGGGAGCGCAATGAGAAGAAGGTCAAAGAGACCCTGCGCCAGCTTCTCCCCCTTTTGAAAGATGGTACTTGGCCCCCCGCAGGGGCCAAGCACTGGACCAGCGAACAACGCCTAGAGGCTCTACTTGAGATTTTGGGCATAGAAGCGTAGAGTAACAAAACGGGGAGGGTCAGAGCCCTCCCCAAAAACCAGAGCAAGGCGTGACACATGGATACGTTGGACTTCTTCCAGCGTGTTCTGCCAACAGAAGGGATGTACTGCCGCTTCTCACTCACCGGTAAACGCAACCGGTTCTTCAGCAACTTGGCTGACGTGGTGAATGAGGTACAGGCATTAGACCAAAAAGGGCAGGACGCGTATTTCGCTATCTCCACATTCAAGGACGATAGCAGCCGCAGAAATGCGAACGTACAGGCAACCAAGGTTATCACCATTGACGTAGATTGTGGTGAAGACAAGCCATTCCCGAACTGGAAAGCAGGGCTGAAGGCCCTCGGCAAGTTCATCGCAGACATGAAGTTACCTAAGCCCCTGATTATCAAGTCAGGTAACGGGCTGCATACGTACTGGGTGGTAGAGCGCAATCTCGACCGCGATGAGTGGACGCCGATAGCCCGGGCCATGAAGGACGCTGCCGCCGGGCAGAAGTTCGAGATCGACGTAACCAAGACCGCCGACCCATCGGCGGTGCTGCGCCCCGTTGGAACCCACAATTACAAGGACCCGACCAACCCCAAACGTGTTGAGGTGTTGATCGACGGTGGCGATACCACCGTGGCTGCGCTGAAGAAGGCGCTGGCCTACTACTTCAACCCGACGAACGCACCGGTCAGGCCGAAGAACAACGGGTTGCTGGACAGCCTCGCAGTGCGCAGCGACATGCCCCCGGCGATCCCCGCTCTCGTGGCAGAGAAGTGCCAGCAGGTACAGTGGGCGGTGGAGAACCAAGACCAAGTCCCCGAGCCCTTCTGGTACGCCCTGATCGGTCTGGCTGCGTTCTGTGAGGAGCCCGAGGATACAGCAAGGCGTTGGAGTGAGAACCACCCGGGCTACTCCGAGAGCGCCACGCTGAAGAAGATGGAGCAGTGGCGGCAGCAAGCCACCGGTCCTACGACCTGCGCCAAGTTCGAAGCTGAGCGCCCCGTCGGATGCAGAGGCTGCCCGCTCGCAGGGAAGATCGGCAGCCCGGCGCGATTGGGTGTGCGGCACAAAGAGGTGGACACCAGCGCGAACGCGCCCGAGGCCGTCGTCACAGAGGTCGCTATCCCCAAGCCGTTCAAGCGAACAGATAAGGGGATCATGGCTGTCATCGACGGCACTGAGATCGACGTAGCACCCTTCGACATTTACCCACTCAGCTATGGGTACGACGAGCATCTTGGCTACGAGGTCGCACAGTTCATGTGGGAGCGCCCCCACGTAGGGTGGAAGGTGCTGACGCTGCGCCAAGCCTATCTGGCTGATGGGACCTACCGCGAGTTCGTGAGCAACATCGCAGACCAAGGTATTGTTCTACAGACCAAAAGACAGACGGAGTACTTTCAGCTCATGATGCGCTCTTACATGAACGAGTTGCGCAAAGTCAGGACCATAACGAACCACTACGCCACCATGGGGTGGAAGGAAGACAACAAGGTATTCGTTCTGGGTGACGATCTCTACCGGCGCAACGATGATGGGACCGTCGAGAAAGACACCATCAGGCTGGCATCCCACGTGAACCGCGCTGGTAGCGACATGTTTACGGTAAAGGGTAGCTACGACACGTGGAAAGCAGGTACGGATGTGCTGCGGCGCGGTAAGCTGTACGCTCACCAGTTCTCCATCGGTATCGCTTTTGCCTCGATCCTCATGCAGTTCACTGGCCTGAAGGGTCTGACCGTTTCTTTCTACGGCGAGTCAGGTAGCGGTAAATCACAGGCACAGTTGATGCAGCAGTCAGTGTGGGGCGACCCGGAGAAGCTGCACTTCCAGTCCAAGTTTACAGCGAACTCTCTGTTCAACCGCTTCGGCCTTTACGGCAACCTACCCATGACGGTGGACGAAGCCACCCAGATGACGGACAAAGACGTTGGTGATTACTTGTATTGGGTCAGCCAAGGGCGGGACAAGGCCCGCCTCACCCGCAGCGCAGAAGAGAAAGCCCCGAGAGAATGGGCGCTGTTCTCCACCCTATCCACCAACAAGCCACTATCCAGCAAGTTGTTGTCCGCTGGGTACGAGACCGATGCCCAGCTTGCTCGCCTCTTGGAGTTCAGGGTTGACCGGTCCCCTATCTACCGGGATGGGACAGATGCCGGACGGAAACTCCACCGGCTATTCACCGAGAACTACGGCCATGCGGGGAGGGACTTCGTCGAGCGGCTGATGCAGATGGACGAGCAAGGCATCAGGGCTATGGTGGCCAACGCCTTCGCAGAGTTCACAACGCGTTATGGTCAGCGGTTCACAGGTGTCGAGCGGTACTGGGAAGCCGGGTGCGTATTGGTGGACCTCGTTCTGCGGCTGGCCCACGAGTGGAGTATCGTGGCGTACTCCCCAGAGGACGCGATCAAATGGGCGATAGGACAGTTGACTGCTATGCGGCAAGCCATCACGGACAACCAGCATGACATGTTCGACCTCGTTGCTGAGTACATGAACGAGCATCTGGCAGAGACTGTACAGGTGTTTCACAGCCCGAACTCGTCCCCGCTGGTGGACTACCAACGCCTACCGCGCAACAGCGTGCGTGTCAGGATCGACGCATACAGGAACACTGGATCTACGGACATCACCAAGGCGATCATGTTTCTGGACCGCACACACTTCCGCAAGTGGTACGCAGACAAGGGACAGAACCCACGGGAGTTCGTGTCGGCGCTGCAAGCTGAAGGTGCTGATGCCACCCCCAGCAGCCAGAAGGGTACTCTGGGTAAGAACACCCCGTTGGCAATACCCCAGACCTACGTCATCGGTATAGACCTGACGCATCCGCGCATGGCTGGAGTACTGGACGATGTGGTCGAAGCCAGCAAACAAGTGGACCTAAACAACGTGGTGGACCTCAGAGGTAGGCAATAGCCTACCTCGTCATGAGGTCTGTCGCACGCTCCAGATACTCGCGGCTCGACAGTGGCGTGGTGCGGAGCGTACGCTCGACCGCTGGACGGATGGCTTCACGATATGCCCGAACTGAACCCTGCCGGAAATTGTCGATGACCAGCGGACCACCGCGGTGGTAGTTATTCCAATCACGTACAGCTTGCTCGATCTCCCGCATACGACCCCTGTCGTTGCGCACACGGGCAGACACCCATGCTTGCCGGAAGGATGTCACAGCTTCGCGCCGATAGTCGGCCACCCGCTTGATGACCCTGATGTTTCCGTATTCCTCCGCTGCCCGTGTCGGGTAGAACCCGAGTAGGCGGACAAGTATTTCTGCGCCGGACACATCTGGCGAGACGACATATCCACGGCGGTCGATGATAGCCCCTGCCTGCGTGTATGCGTATGCGTCCCCCGCCATGCGAAGTGCCGTGACCGGAGCCTCTCTGAGAACCTGTTCTGCTGTGACTGTCGTCGAGAACGGCGCACGCACAAGGTCTTTCGCAAACTGCACGGTGCCGCCAAGCGCCGAAGGGATAGGACCCGCGATTTCTCCAAGCGCCCTTGATACGTCAGCCCCGGCGACAAACATGTCCGTACCCGGGAGTGGGCTGAGCGACACCCGGCCAGCGATGTCACCCCCAAAGTAGTCTGACAGAAGCCCACGGAACACAACGGGCGACATGCCCGGTGCTATCGGTTCGATCAGGTTGGTCGCCATCCATGCACGGACGCTGCCTTCCCCCACACCCGCCATTTGCATGAGCGTATCAGTCAGGTCTTCCAAGTCTTCTGCGAACGGGAACGCGGCGACACCCCCCAGAAGCCACAGCGCAGCCAGCATGACCATCTTGCCATTAGGACTGAGGTTTCTGAACATCTGGATAGATGTTGTGGGGAAAACCTTGTACATATAGATCAGCCCCGGCAGTCCCGCACGGAAGAACGCAGGGCGGTTCATGACCGCGTAATCTCCAAGCGCCACATCCAAAGCCCGAGTGGTGAAGTCCACGGCGCGATCATACGCGGCCTGCTCTGCGATGGTGTACTCGGCAGAGTTCCTGTCGAGTGTCGGGTCGATACCTTGTAGCTGGCGCTGGTACTCCAGCCGGAAGGATGCCAGCCCGAATGCACGGCGCGATGCCTGTTCGGTGAGGTTGAATGGGGACATCCACAGGTCAATGGCTTTACTGAAGGCGTCACGTGTTGTGCGCCCACGCGACGTACTCACGAGCGCGTTGTGCTGCGCCGGGATCATGCGACCTTCACGGATTTGCAATGCGATCATCTCTGCTTCGCGGGCGGAGACTTTGTGTTTCTTCTGCAAGGCGGGATTGCTCTGCACTTCGCGCCAGAACTCTGCGGTGTTCATACCCTGTAGATTTTTCATACCCGGCACGCCGACTTGTGCGAACGCCCGGTTGACCTCTATCAGTGCACGCCCACCGAAACCGCCGCCGAATGCTGTCTTCGAATTGTAGGATGCTAGGTACGGCACGCCGTTGGTGTACACGCTGACAGGGTTCAGCAAGCCTGTGGCGATGGAGCCACCCAACTGGACAAGGCTGGTGTACGAACGCCACGTGGAGACAAGGCCGGACGCCTCAAGGTCAGAGTCGTTGACCGAAGCGTTCTGGTCGAGAAACTTCAGGAGCGATGCCGCCTTGTTCAACGCTTCGGTCCGACGCGACACTCCGGGTTCCGGGTTGGTCCACTTGTACATCATCAACGCTTCGTCGTACTCGCGCTGCGCCACATTGATGGTCTTGTCCGAAGCGTTCGGGTCTGCCCGCAGGGCGTCCAAGTTTGCTCTTAGCGCATCGACCTTCGGCTTGTTGCCCTCCCAGAGTAGCCGCGACTCCGCGATGCGCGGGCTCATGAGTTCGTCCACCTTGGGCCGGGTGAGGGTTTTGGCAATGGTGCTTGCCCGACCGTCGATGTGCTTGGCGATACCAGCGATGGCGTCCCGTGCATCGCCCGGGTTCAGACCAGCTAGGAGCCGGTTACGTGCTCTGGAGTCCTGCCGCGTCAGCGCTTGTATGATTTCCTCGCGCTTCTCCGGGCGGATGCTGATACCGAAATAGTTCAGGCCAGCCACAAACTCGTTGACGTTTACCTTGAGCGGCGTAGCCGCCTCGACCAGTACTTCCCCGGTTACGAACTCAAAGCGGACCTCGATCTCCTGCATCTGGCCGTCTGGTCCACGGGCGCGGACCGTGTATGGGGTGTCCCCGAAAGCCTCTGCTGCTTTCTTCCGAAACGCGTTGGCTTCTGACATTGTCGCAAACTGGGCGTAGACCAGTCCATCTTTGAACCCTGCGTCAAGTGCTACCGGCTTGCCTGTCCTTACGTCAACGGCCCGGGTCCTCGTTTCATACGCGCCTTCGCGCACAATCGGGGAGTACTGGGCAACGACTGACCGGCGAAGGAACTCGCCAGACCCACCCTCTTGCATGGACTGGGTGTGCAGGCTCGTGATAGCCCGCTGGACGATAAACCGGTCAGCGCCGAACCCAGCGCCTTCAGATGCACGCTTCTTGAATGCTTCGATCTCAGCAACCACGTCGTCTTGGATGGGTTGGTCGAAGAACTTTTTCACCGCATCGTTACGCGCTTTGGCTTCGGCGTCTGACGCAGCTTCTTTATTGGCGATGACCGCCATGTTGAACGCCTTCGCAAATTCATTTGCGAGTTCGGTTGACTTATCGACGTAGACGATGGCCCCTTCCGAGTTGATCGACGACCCGGCTTCATACAACTCCTTGTAGCGTCTGATGGCCCGGCGCATAAGCGCCCGCTCCTCGGTATTCAGTCGGGCATCGGGCACCACGCTGCCGATTTCCTTCAGTGCGCTTTTCTCGCGGATAGTACCTGCCGACAACTGGGCGATCAGCAGTTGTACTTCCGTGTCGATGTAGGCTTTACGCGCAGCCTCATAGGACCTCCAGATTTCGCTGTCTCTGGTCAGCCCGTCGATACCCGGTACGCTGATGGTCTCTTCACCTTGTACGTTTCCGTCCTCGTCGATGTTCTTGAACGTGTAACTGAAGCCATCACGGGCGTCTTCGAACTTCAACCTGTACAGGTTGTCCAGACGTTCCAGTTCGTCAGTCGGTTTGTACGTACCCGTCGCTTTGTCGTACTCCACCAGCGGTGCCCGGCCTTTATCTGGCGCTTCGCGCAGCGCCATGATCGCACGGATACGTGCATGATGCAGCAAGTTGTTAACACGTTCGTAATCCGCAGCCGACTTACCGAACAGCCCGGTGCCCGCTATCCCTCTGTTCAACGCCACACGCATGGTGGTGTTCAGCCGGTCACGCACCGACATGGCAATGTCCGACGCTTCCTGCAGGATGTCGTGCAGTCGCTTGGACCCCGGGTTCACCCGTGAGTCGAACGTGCCAAGGCTGAGGAAGGTAGATTTGAACTTCCGCCAGTTGTTATCAAAGTCACCCCATTTACCCTGCATCGCATCCAGCCCCTCTTGGAGACTGGTTGGGAGTTCTAACCCCATGCGTGCGGTTTCACCAATGGTGCGCATGTCCTTGAAACCTTCGCTCGCAGGCTTGTAACGACCGGGCGCGGTTCCATACTCTACGCTACGCAAATCCCGCGCGATCTCGTTGAGATCGGTAGCGAACCCTCTCTGGGGGCTTCTAGCATACCGGCGTGCCTGCGAGAGCAGGTAGCGAACCGAGTCATCCTTGAAGGAAATGCCCAGCTTGTTGAGTGCATCCTTGATGGCGTTCCACACGCGGAGGATGAGACGCGTGTCCAACACCGCCGCGTAATCAGAGAGGAACTCCTCTACAGCTTCTGCTTTGCCAAGGTCTGGGTTTGCCTCCATGGCGGTATCGACACCGCGCTGGATCGACGAGTCGAGATCGTAAAGCCCTTCCATTACCTTGTCGAACTCAGCGTTCGGCAGGATACCGCGCAACCCGTAGTGACCAAAGGTTTCGTGCGCCAGCACGAACTTGAGGTGCTGCTCGTTAGCGATGCGATCCGTGAAGATGATGACCTCGCCGTTACCAAACGAGTAGCCTGCTGCCGGGGCTTGGTCGAAGTCTCCTTGTGCACGCGCACCAGCGGCGCGAGCGTGCAACGCTGGGTTGCGCTTCAGAAGGTCCGCCTGATCCTTGAACATATACATGCGCGGCGCGTTGCGCAGCCGCTTGAGGAACGACTTGGCAACCATCTTCTGTTTGCCAAGAGGCATGGCCCCACGGATGGGTTTGCCGTCTGTGTCAATGGCGTTGGAGATGTCGTTCAGGTCGATCTGGGAGAAACGCCCTTCCCCTTTCGTGCGAGTGCCCCGTGGAGTCATGCTCGCCAAACCCGCTCCGCCGCGTTCGACCTGCTCCGGGGCAGCGGCCATGCGCTCTTGCGTGCGAGGGTCCGTCGCTTTCGGGTTGGGTACGATGCGCCCGCCTTGGAAGTTCACATACCCTTGGTTGTTGATGTATTGGTAGATCGGAATGGAGACTTGGTTGCCCTCGGCATCCTTTTGAATTTCGACCACAGAGCCGTATGCTTCCGGGTTTTGGCTGGCGTACTTATTGAACGCCCGCACTAACTCACGAAGACGGTTTTGTTCCCACCCCTCGGCAATATGTGGGGCTTCGTTGTACCCAACGATCTCGTCCACCAAGTCACTAGCCGGGTTGGAGATGGTGTCGGCGTCGGCATCATTGGCAGTATTCAGGACACCCGTGCCAGCGAGCAATCTGTTGAGCGCTCGCATCTGCTCGGTGGGGTTAGGCTGCGCACGGGCGGCGGCGATTGTCTCCTCTGTCGCAAAGTCCAGCAGGGCTTCCTTGTCGGCTTTGGTCCATGCGTGTTCTGACAAAACGTCCTGTGCAAATGGTATAGGTCTCTTGTTGCCCAGAGCTTTGACAGGCGTACCGCCCTCGGCTGACGTAAACGCCGTCTCCATCAAGGTCCATAGCGCAGCCTCACGCGTGTCCTCGTCAACAGGCGTGACAGCAGGGTCTAGGCTTAGTATCGCTTGTGCCTCCAGCGGGGGGTAGCTGGTAGTCTGCCGCAAGATACTGATCGCGGTCGTCACGTTCCCCCGGCCCGCTTTGACAGCATCAGACCACTGGCTTGCGAACGCGCCTTTGGAGATAGCCGTGCGCTCGACGGGCGCAATCAGGAACGGTTTGACGTATTTATCCCACGCCTCCGTGACCCCCATGTCCGTCGGAGCGCTGTCGCCGCGCTTGATCGTGGGCGCTTCGGGTTCAGGTTCAGGTTCAGGTTCAGGCGTTTGCCTCCGGCGCGGCGGCAGTCCTTCGGGTAATGCCTCAAGGTCAACAGCAGTCTCGCGGTCGAATCCTTCCTCCTGCCGCTTAGCGTAGCGGGCATCGGCTTGCTCTTTGGTAAGCAGCGTGGACGAATACTTCCACGTCCCGGGCTTCTGAATACGGCCGCCATCGACTTCATCAACACGGCGTTCTTCAATGTATTGATCCCCGCGCCGCTTATAGCGGACGCGGTTGAACGTGCCAAAGGCTTCGCTGCGCGAACCCGCCAGCGGCGGATACTCAGGCGCTACGACTTCTTCCGCTTCGGCTTCACGCGCTCGGGCAGCTTTTTGCCCTTTGGTGTCTTTGCCTCGAACTCCTTTGCCAGTTTTGGATCCTTTGCGTAGAGTGCTCTCCTTTGCGCCTTGCTTACGAACGGCATCTGGCTCTCCTCCTTTGGGTGCGCCCCCTTCGGGGGGAGTTTCTGGAAGCACCTGCAAACCCCAGCCACCTGTGACTTCGACCGGCTCAAGACGTTCAACGGGCACATTTTCCCGGCTCGCCACGCGCTTACGCTGGCCTCGGGCAGCAAGCTCGCTCATAAACGGCTTACCGTCTTTTGTTCCGAACACCCCTTCGGGGAGCGCAGAGGGCGCAGCCTCTGGCTCGATGATTGTCGGCGGCTCAGCACGCTGACGCCGCAGCTTATTACTACGACGGTTACGGAGTTCCGCACCCAGCCGGGCAAGGTCTGCTTGCGCTTGGTTGCCTGCTAATGTTTTTGGGTCGCCGGTAAGGACTTCAGCGCGCACTTCCGGGTCCAGTGCAGCGACGGCAGCATCCCACTTTGCCCGCGCATCAACGCCGAGGATGTCAAAGTCCCCGCCGACAAGTTCTTCTCCGAGGATGTTGGTGTCCTGCTCAAGCTGCACCTGCTCGCGCCGTGCGCGCAGAAGCTGGTTCTCCCGCTGCGTACGCTGCGCTGCCTCTTGCGCTGCTGCTTGTGCTGCTTGGGCTTGCGCTGCTTGCTCAGCCTCCTGCCGGGCACGCTGTTGTTGTAACAACCGATTGATCTGGGCACCGAGTGCGGTTTCGGGTGCTGCCGCAGGCGTGGGCGCATAGGTCTCAACACGCTCAGACGGACGTGTCCGCAGGCGTGCAGCCCCCGGTGGCAAGTCAGTGCGCTGGGTAGAGATCGGCTGCACTGGAACAGTGCCGGGGACAAAGTCGGGCGGCGCAGTCGGAGGTGCAGGCGGTGCAGCCTGCGGGAACGGGGGCGTGGTACCAAAAAGATCGGCCTGCGTTCCCATAGAAGCCTGAAGCGGTAGTTCGAGTTGTGTCTCCACCGGTGCTGCGGCTTCGGGGAACGGCAGTTCTAGCTGCCGCCCAACACGCTGCTCAGGAGTCAGCACCATAGGCTCAGCAGGAGTTTGGCCGAGGTCCACACCGGGGAACATTTCCCCTTGCGTGCCCGGTGGTGCAGAAGGTGTATAAGGTGCAGAAGGTGCAGGAAGGGCAAGCGGCGGCGCAGGAAGGGCAAGCGGCGGTGTGGCCTGCGGGTTCAGAACGTCAGTCTCGTCCGTACCTGTGAGATCGCGGTTGGGTGAAGGGGTCTGCTCCGGTGGCGGCGTAGTTGATGCAACAGTCGGTCCCGGGCTCAAAGCACCAAGGCCACCGCCAAGGGCGGCACCAATACCAAAAGCCATGAGGTTCTGCTCGCCGTACTTCTGGGTAAGTATGGGCCAGAGTGCTGCCCAGTCGCCTTTGCTCAGCGCAGCGCGAGAGTCCTCATCGAAGACGATCTGGTCAACGACCTCGGTCAGAAGTTCAGCTGTACCTTCGGCAGCGCCAGCGCCAAGAGCGCGTTTAAGCCTTGTGCTCTTGCGGGCGTTCTCGCTGATAATTCCACGTAGACCGGCGGACAGTCCGCGGATGGCAAAGTCCTGACCGATCAAGTCGATACCGGTCTTGGTAAGAGCCGACATCAGGATTTCTGTTTGGACCTCTGGATCTGAAGTATCAAGGTTGGGGTTGCGCTCCGCAGCTTCCCACGACCCGAAGATGTGCATCGGGAGCACCGTCGTGGCCGCACCACCAGCGGCTGCTGTGCGGGCAAGGGCCCCACCAGCGGCAGCGCCAGCGCGAACGGCCAAGCCTGCAGCGCCCACACCGGGTACAACGCTGGCAACCAGTGACGGCACCGCTTGGACAAGCCCAGTACCAAACCGCTGAAGTGGTGTCTGCCGCTCGTAGATCGCAGCCGAGCGTGCCTCCTCAGCAGGGGACAGACCGATGGCTTCGCCTGCACCCACAAGGGCTTGACCGGCTTGCTCCGCGCCCAGCATCTGCAGGCCGCGACCGATACCTCCGACAACGGCTTCCCCTGTGATCTGTGCGCCTGCGCCGAGGTTGCCAAAGAAGCCACGGCCTTCGGAGATTGTGTTCAGGTACCCTTGGAACTCCCGTTGGCTGATGCGCCTCCAGTCCCCCGGCGTAGTCGGGCTACCTGTACGCTGACCTGCCTGCGGTGCAGCCTGCAATGCGATGTCATAATCCTGCCGACCGAACTCAATGTCTCCTACAGCGAAGCGATCCAGCCCGGGGCTATAGTAGATACCCGGTCCGGGGGTCATTTGCTTGCCCGCCTCGGGCGGAGGGCGGAGCCTCGGGGCTGACGCCGCGCCTAACCCTGCAATACGATTGAGCGCCTGCTGATGCTCAAGCTCGATGTCGGCTAGTGTTATCCCTGTTGCCGGAGGTAAAGCGCCAAGCCCGGCCGACTGGCGAAGGTCCGGGCGTATGGTCTGCGGGTTTTTATCCAGCGCTTGTGAGATGGTAGTACCGTAATGGATTATTGGGTCCGCCATGCTCACATCTCCGGGGAGTAGCTTTTGTTATATACAGTCCGTTCATCGCCTTCCGGCGTTCTCTCTACACCGGGGGTGAAGTACACAATTCTAGTTTCCCCGCCTCCTGTCTCTACCCCCATGACCACACCGCTACTCAATTCTCTGAGGTCCGAGTACGAAACACCAGTATTTTGCCGCTCCAACTCAGCTTTGAAAAGCTCAAGGTTGAGGCGACCTTCTTGCTGAACACGCTCAAGTGCAATAGCCCCAGCGGTTTCGATTTCCTGCTCGAATTGAGCTTTGCGGTTCTCTGCAAGTGCTTGGGCGAGTGCGGCCTGCCCCCGAATATACTCCTCATTGAACGACTTGGCGAGCCGTTCAAAAAGTTCTGGCTTGGTAAACCGGTTAAGTGACTCCCCGTCCACAAATACCTCAACAGTTCCATCAGTATATGGGCGGACCTCGACCTCTCCCCGCGGATACGCTTGTTCATAATACAGTTGTAGCGGTCCGTAGTTATCGAGTTGCACTCCCGCAAGAGCAACTTGCCCAGACAAATCGGCTATAGCTTGCCGGGCTACGAGTATTTTATTCTGCGTGTCGATGACACCAGTTATGTCACCAATCTGGCGGTAGTATGCCAATAGATTTTCTTGCGTCTGAAGGATTCTGTATGCGTTGTCCGCCATCTGCAGTACCCCCGCCGGGTTGCGCAGCGTAAATTGCGACAGGTCTCCGCCTGTCTGCGTAGCTATATTACGCAGGGCCACATCCGGGGACTCTTGGGCCATCGACAAACCTGCCATTGGCTGCGCTGGCGCTTCAGTCATAGGCGCTGTTGGCTGCGCTGGCGCTTCAGTCATAGGCGCTGTTGGTTGCGCTGGCACTTCTGCTGCTGCAGCGTCAGGTGTTACCGTCTCACCGGAATACTGCTGATAAAACGCCAGCGGGTCGCGGGCTGCGACTTGAAGCAGGTCTTCATTTTCTTGGAAAATCGCCTGCGCTTCGTCCGACACGTACCAGTTGCGGACACGCCGACCCTGTGCTCTATCTTCAGCCCGCCGCGCACCCTCTTCTGGGGTGCGAAGGACGTAATCTGGTAGTGCAGAAGTGCGCTCAAGAACTGAATTACCAATCCGCCGTGCAGCATTGTTAATATCCAAGCGGCGCGAAAGGGCCTGCAAATCTTGCATTGCAGCCGAAGCCGTGGGGTCCACCTCTGTGATCTGGTCTACGCCAAGAGGCACAGGACTATATTGCGTTACATCCGGTGCAGCTAAGCCCCCGGTTATAGCCATCTGCCCGATGCTTGGCGGCGGTGCACCAGCGGCGGCATTAAGTTGCTGTTCAAACGCGGCCCAATCGGGCGAGCCATCAGGAAGCGTCGGGATACCAGAAGGCATAGCCCCCAATGGAAAAGTACCGGGACCACCAACAGGCATAGCTCCACTGACATCAGCAACTCGGACACCGCCGCCGAACAGATCGGGGCGGGTCTCGAAAGCCAACCGGAAGGCATCCCGTGGGTCAAGCGAAGCGACTTGAACACCGGCTTGCGGCATGGGAACAGCAGATACTTGGCCCGGCCCCGGCGGTGGCGCAGTGTCAATACTAGGCATCGACGGCATTGAGGGTGTCGAAGGCCGCATCTGTACGGGCGCTTCGGCCGGAAAATCTCCCATACCAGTGCTAAGCGGTGTCGATCTAATATCAATGTCCCGCACAGGCATTCCGGTAGTTTCTTTTGCGCTGTACTCAGCAACAGCTCTCCTCATAGCCGCCAGACGGGCTGCTGCCGCAGCCGCCGCGCGTTGTTGCGCTTCGAACTGCTGCTGCCGCCGCTGTTCCTCGGAAGCGCGGAGCTGCATGGCTTGTTCCCGCTCTTGCATCTGCTGGCGCGTGGTGCGCTGGTTAAGGGCAGTATTTACTCCAGCGGCAAAAGAGGCAGCCCGACCACCGCCGGGAGCACCGATACCCCCGAGGATGCGATTGCCTAGAACTTGCTGCGCCATGTGCGCCTCCTATCAGCTAAGACTACCGGTGAACTGCCCGGCCGCGTTTGCCAAATCAGTAGCATAATCAGAACGCCGCTGATACAAATCTCTGTGCACCGCCATGTCCAGTTCTTCCGCTGACGTGGGGACGTTGCGCGGGAGCGCAGAAAGCCCGGCCGAAGTCGCCTGCGCAGCGCGAGCCTGCTCGCCTGTTACAGCCGCAGCACCAACCCGCGCACCCTCGATGGCCGCCCGACGGCGCTCTGCGTCTTGGAGTCCTGCACGTCCGGCGAGTGCGGCAGTCCGTTCACTCTCACGGAGCCCACGCTGCGCAGCCATCTGCCCCTCGGCATATGCACGTTCAGGATTGGCTTCACCTTGCTGGATCAACGAACGCGCACCCGCCAACTGCTGGTTGAATACTCCACGTTCAACGGCGGCAGTCTCAGCGTTGCGCCGCAACAGCGCTTGCTCCTCGGGGGTCAGGTCCTGCGGGGCCTTACCGAACATGGCAAACGCCAGCGGCGCGATATTACCAAGGGTCAGGCCACCGAAGAAGCCACCGCCTGCACCCGCAGCAGCCGCTGTAGGTGCAACAGCAGCGGGCGCGGCTGCTGCGGGTGCGGCTGCTGTGGGTGCTGCCCCAATCCCGCTAAAAAGTCCACCGCCTGCACCGCCACCTGCAAAACCACCACTAAGACCAAAAGCGCCTACACCTCCAATACCCGCCCCAATTAGAGGATTAACGCCTGCGGCCGCCGCACCCAAAGCACCTATACTAGCGCCAAGCGCAGCTGTACCAAACGCGCTGGAGACACCGATTGCCCCGGCGATAGGGGCGGCAATGTACGGTGCCGCGACCATAGCGACAAAGCCTGCGACTTTTTTAATGCCTTTCCATGCTTTGCTTAGGATACCCATTACGCTTCTCCTTTTTCGTTCACACCACGCGCCTTGGCGATTAGCTTATCAAAGTGATCTGTGCCGAGCTTACGCGTGACATCGGCAGGAATGACATATTCACCCTCATGGGCGTTGATTGGGATTGATCCATCAGGGTTTTCGCTTTTGGCCGGTAGTGGGCCACCATCGCGCATTGACATCTGCGGCGTTTGTCCTTCGGACATTGGAGCAGGCGCGGCCATAACACCGCCGCCCATGGTTTTACCAAGGATATACAGTACGATGAGGAAACCCTGATCGAACTCCTCGCTAACATCTTCGGGGTCGAGGAAGCCTTGGGTGATAAGCGCTTGCCGAAGCTGTGGCCACATCTGCGGATTCTGTAGGGCGGCCGTTGCTACCTGCACAAACATATTAAGCGCCTGTGCGTCTAGTTCGCCCGCGGCCATAGCCTTTTCAGCCTCGGCACGGATTTGCGCGACCCGCTGTGGCTGCTGTTGTATGAAGCGTTGGGCCTCTTGGTCAATCGCAGCGAAGTTAAGGGGGCGGCCTTGCCCGCCCGGTGGGGCTACCCCGACTACAGGTGCACCGCCACGCTGCATTACATCCATGGTCATAGGCGAAGTCATAGGGCGCTGGGGCATACCGCCCGGGCCAACCATACCACCTTCAGCGTAGGACTGCGGGCCGCGGGCTAAGGCCTGTAAAACCGCTGGTAGTTCCGCGGCACGGGTCGAGGGTCTCATGGGCTTACCTTTGGGGCCGACCATACCGCCTTCTTCGTACGTAGGTACACGGGAGCGCTCGGCATTACGGCGGCTGACCTCTTCACCCGTAAGATTATCTACCCCCGCATCCGTAGTTTCTGTGGGTATAAGCGGCGCTTGCGGACGCAGTTGATCTCTTGAGTCTCTATCTTCCCGCGGTGTACCGGGCATACCAAGCCCGGCCATGTAGTTTGGTCCGGGGGTAGGTCCTAGCCCAGCCACAGACCTGTCAGCCGCAGCTAGACCGGCTGTGTACTGGTTCCACGCGTCGTTCCCGCCAAGGTAAAGCTGTCCGCCTTCTACACGGGTGCCTCCTACCGACCTATCAGCCGCAGCTAGACTGGCTGTATACTGGTTCCATGCATCGTTCCCGCCAAGGTAAAGCTGTCCGCCTTCTACACGGGTGCCCTTGGTAAGCCCCCCGCCGTCGTAACCTCCGCCGTAGTCCCCGCGTGCGATTTGCTTAGCTACCGTGCTTTCAAGGTGCGGCGGGATAGGCGTGCCTTGACGTTGGTATTCATCCACAGAATACCTTGCAGCTGCCTCGCGGTTGCGCTCGATCTTCTCCACTTGTTTTGGGTCGGTGATTGTACGGCCGTTGACCACTACGCTGCGGCTCGACTGCTCCGGGCGTTTCGGCGGGCGTGGGCTACTAGAAGGTGCTCGGGCCATGGTCAGTTCCTCAACTGCGAAAGTAGTGCGTTCACTGTAGCCCTCAGCTGAGCCACGTCGTTGGTCAGTCGCTGCACGTCTCCGACGAGCGCTTGGTAGTCCGCCAATGAGGGCACCTGTGCACCACCCACTGTAAATCCAGAGCCTACAGCAGAAACAGCTCTAATGGAAGGTTCGGGTGCTGCGGGAATTGTCACTGTGGACTTTAGCACCGCGCGGCTGGATGCGCCTTGTTCGCCACGGGTGCCTACTAACAACTCCACATTCTGTTTGACGGCGGTGAGAAACCGGAATTGCCATTCTTCTACACCGACTTGGGGGAGCGCTGGTATACCTGCAAACCGTGCCATCACGACCTCGCTAGTGACAGGGGTGTTTCACCCAAATGGATTGCCCGTATACGGGTGGAGCCCAGCACCTCGACCTCATAGGTGTCCGTTTTGTACCCGGTAGGCAGCCGGAATACATCGCTACTGTCAAGATCAGTAGACAGTACCAGCTCTTTATCTGCGTATAGTTTGAATCCTACGGGGGGTAGGGCGTTCCAAAGGATGTCTGCATCCGCCCACTTAACATCATACTCATTCCACACGGGCGGGGTTGTAGTACCTTCATAGTCAGCAACCACACGCGCTGCGCCCATATTAAACGGAACCTGCGCCACGAACACCTTGGACTTCCAAATGTAGCTGACTGCGGGTTGGGTAGGATCGTCCCACCGCAAAATGTCCCCGCTGGCTCCGGTGGTGTAGTACAAGAAGCCCGTTGTATCGTCGGTCCACGTCGCGGTGAAAGTGAGCGTCTGGTCGATGATGTCGCCCGGAGCCCCCGGACCTTGCCCCCGCCGATAGAAGAACGACCCACCCGAGTGCGAAGCGAAATACAGGCTGTCGTAGAACGTGCCGACCACCGTCTCTGGGTCGAGCGTAGCGTTCCATGTGTCGGGGCTGTGCACAGCCGCAGTAGCGATAACCACCCCGCCGGTCAACGATGCCAGCGCGAGCCCTTCGTGCGTGGCGTACATAATACCCGCGTCAGTCTGCACGATGCTGCGCTTGCTAAGGCATGGGTAGTTTGTCGAGTAGCGGCTGGTGGATAGGACCGCTGGGTCAGAGCCCGAGATGATGTACGGATACCCCTCCGTCATCACGAACAAGTCAGTGCCAAGGGCGGTCATCCCGACAATGTCGTATTCCAACGACACCTTGTACTTGGTAGGCCACGCATGAAATTTGCCCGGCTCTGTGAAGTAGATGTCGTTACCGACAAACCCAGCGAGAATGTTGTTCTGCACAACCGTCAGGCCCTGCAGGTCTTCGGGCGGCGGATCGTAATCATTCGACTCAAGGATCGAGGTCAGGCTGCGGAAGTTGAAATCATCGGTGAAGTCATACGAAGCGTCACCCCAGTACCGGGCGTCGTCTTCGCTGGGGTTCTCAGCACTGTCGTAGTAGACGGTCCCGGTAGCGTCCGTTGTCGCTACGTCAGCGCCAGCCTGCGTATAGGTTATGGAGAAGCGGTCGGGTACATCTGTGATCACAGCATCCGTGATGTCGAAGCCTGCCACGCTGCAGTTAGCCAGCTTTAGGCGATCATCTTTGATGAACTTGTGGTTCTCCGCAAAGGTCAGCGTGACGACTCCATCCTGCCGAGACACCGACGCAATAGGCTGAGGAAACCACAACGTAGCAAGGCGGAAATAGTCAGCCTGTGCAGTTTGCGCCGTAGTGGTGAGGGTTCGGTACAGACGAATGCCGCGGATAAAGTTGTCCCCGGTCGGCGGTGCTGTCGGTAGCCCAGTGATTGTAACGATCTGACCTTCCTTAATGAAGATAGCCGTTGAGGGTTCCGAACCAATCGACTCCTCGTCCCATGGGGTGTACCATGTGTATAGGTAGTTCCGTGATTGTACGAGCCCACCGAGTTCCAGCTTGCCCTCACTGCTTGTGGTCGTAGCCACCTGCGCACCGGGGGACAGATAGGTCAGCGTCGTCGGGTTGATAACCGTCATAGTGGTCGTGATGTTGAGATCCCGGATGTCCCACCGGCAATCGCCACTGGTTGCCCCAGACACTGTGTCCTCAACGGTGAAGGTGTCTTCTCCGGTCACGGTTACGGTGTAGGCGTTGGTGGTAGCCCCACCCGATGTGAACTCCAAGAACAACCGCGTACCAGTAACGAGCCCATGGTCGGTAATCGTCACAGTGATGGTCTTGTCCGTACGCGAGTACGTGCCATTACGGTAAGAGAACCCAGACACCGTAGCGAGCGCACCATCTTTGAGCTTGTGCGGCTCAGCAGTCACAAGAGTTACATTACCCCCACTGTCGCGGGCAAAACTAGCCGACGCGACTGCGGTAAACGCAGTGGGAGTGGCGGTCAGCGTAGTCTCGGGTAAAGGTAATCCAAGCTCGTAGTGCCCACCAACTGTCGGGTAAGGGCCAGCGCCCGCGGTAGCCAGCGCATATGTACTGACCTTGGGCTTACCATCTCCCGTAAAATAGAACCGTTGCTCATTTAGCTCGTCGGCCGCGGGGCGTGCAATGTCTACATCTACCAACCACGTTAACCATTTCAGGGCGTCGGTGTCTGGGTCACGTAGTGCATACAGTGTACGGATAGTACCGCTCCGGCCCGCAGCAGCAAACACTACGGGGGCCGGAGTAGGGACCAAGTCACCGGAATACAGCTTTACATCCCGCGCGATTTGCGCGGCCGGTGTCGGTAGAAGTTCTGGCGACACCCGGGGCATGGTACCCCCAAATCCGGTGAGCTTGGTCGAGGTCATTTCTTCTTCTTCGCGCCTTCTTTCTTTGCGCATTTACCGGCGGCGCGGCATTTGGCCGGGGTCGGACAGCCAGCGCATGGCTTGAACACCATGCCGCCCTTCTTATAACTCATCGGCTTCTTCTTGTTCATCATTTACAAACCCTCTCTCTGGTTTCGTTGTGGACCACCACGTCCGTCAGTAAGTTACGGTCGTTCTCCAGAAGCCAGTCGATTGTCGGCTGACCACTAAAGAGGATTGTGCGCGTCCAATCGCACTCAGTCGTTATTTCCCCGCATCCACCGAGCAGCGCGATCAGCAAGCCCGGCGTCATCCAGTATCTCAACCTCATCGCGCACCTCCTGCGCCGCCTTTATATCTTTCAGCCGCTTCTTGGTCTGCTTCGCTTCGTGTACTTTACCTGCTTTGCGGTAACCAAAGAAGTACATAGCCAGCCCACCGGTCACTATCGTAGCAATAACTGTGAGGATGTCGCTCATTTCCGCGCCCTTTTGTACAACAGGTAGCCGATTAGCGCGGCTGCGATGACAAGGGCCACGATCTGCGCAGTCGGAGCCAAGCTCCCGAACAAAGAACCAGCGGCGGGAATGTATTCCGCAGCAACGGCGAGACCACCGGCGATACCGGCCCCGGCCGCAGCTTGCGCCTCTTTATCTTCACGCAGCGTCTCAGGCTGGCGAGGCGGCTCGGTCGGCCACGTAGTGACTGTTTGAGGCCAAGGCGTTCCCCAAGACCGCGCCGGACCTGTGTCGATGTGCATGAAGCCTGACTTGGGGTAGTAACCAAAGCCAGTGAAACCAACCGAGCGAGCAGCCGTTTCAAATTCGCGAGGATCGTGGTTGTCCATCCGAACGTCGAACGCTACGCCTTGCATGTGATAACTATTCTTCGCGCCACCGACGCGCTTGTTGTGTTCTGGCGAGCGGTACGCTGAGGTCAGAATTAGAGGCTTGTCCAAGAGATTCCGTAGGGCCTGCAGTTTATCCAAAGCCTCTTCATTGACAAGGATAGACCCTGTACCCTTGCAGGCAATCTCACGCGGCGAGAACGAAGGCCACTGCCAAGTGTTCGCGGGAACCATCTGCCAAGACGAGTAGCGCATCACGATGTCCTTTTGTAGCTCTCGATCAACCTATCCAACTTACCATCCAAGGCTTCCAGCCGGGTAATGACGCGGTTGATGTCCGCGTGTACCTCAGCCTTAGTCACATACTCTTTAGCGATTTCTTCGCGGGTGCGGTTAAGCAGAATCGTAACCCTTTTGAGTTCCTCGACATAATTCTTGAGGACCCAACTCAGAAGGCCAAAGGCAAAAGTAAGAAGCCCGCTCCAAATCATAGTAAGTTCCATCAGGCCCGTTCCTCTATTTCGCCCATTACTTCAAGCAAACAGGCAAACGTCGCGCTTGCCTGTTCTGCTGCCGATAGTTCACCCCGTACAGAATCGAGCCACGCTTTTACAGCGTCAGGCTCGCGGTAGCAGGTGTGTAAAGTAGGAAACCCACGCTTGGCCATCTTCGGTGCCATAACGCGGCCGCCAGAGCGGTGTGCCCCGTGGAGGACGTAAGCTGCGCCAGTAACCTCCAAGCCAAGGAGGGAAAGCGCAAAGCGCCGAGCGGCAGGGCTCGGGTTGGCCTCGGGTAATACAGACAGGTCAGCAGTCAGTACTTGCTCACGAGACATATGAGCGGGGAGCGTAGGGTCCACAGCGCGATGCAACTCGCGAAACGCCCACAACCAATCGGCCCACTCCTGCGGGGTGCACGTACCTTGTGACATCCGGGTGCCGACCGGGTGCTCCTCGCAGGCGTGGTGTAGATGGCGTGTTGCGGCAAAGAGGGTCATGGTGCAACGGGCCACTCTATAAGACTAGGGAACCCGGTTTGTTGCGGCACATCGAGTAGTGCTTGGCGATAGTCAATGTACGATTGTTGGCGGGCGCTGCTGAGGTCTGCCCAGCGAAGAGGGTTTGATACCACGGGGTCTACTTGTGTACTCAGACGCCAGTTTCGTTCTTGACGCGCCGCGTCCGCCAATTCTTCGTCGGATAAAGTAGGGGGTTCGTAAGGTACAGCATCACCCGCCGCAATAATCGTCGCGTAGAGTTGACGGCTAAACGGTTCTACATCAGTTGCAGACGCTGTGTAGGGACCCCACCCGTGCTGAGGATGGTTTACCTCGCATGTTATTGAGTCGTTAAAGCTGAACGCGTTGCGGTATTCCATCATGAAATCCTCTGCCAAAGTCCCACTGGGAATTGGTGCCCGGTTTGTGCCGACCCTATAGACTGCCACTGTCCTGTGTAGGGGCGGTAGCCAAACTCACCTAGATAGAGCCGACCACCAAAAGTAGTGTCCCAGAAGATTTCGCTATTGGGGTAGTTACCTGCCCACCCGCCACTGTCCATCGCCATGGCGACTGGCATTAAGTCTACACCGGGAACAATGGTTCCGTAGTTATACGTGATACTACCCGCAAAATTTATAGGGTTGTACACAGCCAGCACAAAGCTACCAACGTCCCCGAGGGTTGTGCTCACCGCACCTGCTGGCCCAGTTGGACCGGTTGGACCGTTACCATCCAGACCTTGCGGACCAGTAGGCCCTGTCGGGCCCGTAGCTCCCAGTCCGTCCTGACCGTTGGGGCCGGTCGGACCAGTCGGACCACTACTACCGACGCCATCTGCACCTTGTGGACCAGTCGGACCAGTAGGACCGTTACCGTCTGCACCTTGCGGACCAGTAGGCCCTGTCGGACCAGTAGCGCCTGTCGGGCCGCCGCCGGTCGGACCGGTAACACCTGTCAAACCTTGCGGACCGGTCGGGCCGGTAGCCCCCGCACCCGTTGGGCCTTGCGGACCAGTAGGACCCGTCGGACCAGTGTTGCCAAGATTGCCTTGGATACCTTGCGGCCCAGTGGGGCCGGTATCGCCAATACCACCGTCCTCACCCTGCGGCCCCTGCGGCCCGGTTGGGCCTGTCGTGCCTACCGTCCCGTCCGTACCGGCAGGACCAGTCGGACCAGTCGGACCAGCAACAGTAGACGGCGCACCCTGCGGGCCGGTAGGACCTGCGGGGCCCACGATCTGCCCGACATTCTCCCATGCGCTGCCGGTCCAGACGTAAAGGTTCCCGTCGGCCGTAACAATGTAGGCATCGTTGGTCGTGTTGCCCGATGCTGGTAGATCACCAACGGTAGCCACTTCGCCAAGCAAGTTGATAGAAGTTCCTTGCGCACCCTGAGGACCCGTCGGGCCGGTAACGCCAGTATTACCTGTCGGTCCGGTGGCACCTGTCGGTCCGGTAGAACCGGTAGGGCCGGTGCTCCCCGTATTACCTTGGGGTCCTTGAGGGCCCTGAAGACCCTGCGGGCCTTGTGCCCCCGTTGGACCAGTTGGGCCAACGCTGCCGTCACCGCCTGCATCGCCTTGCGGCCCGGTTGGGCCGAGCGCGCCAGTGGGCCCGGTTGGACCTTTGAGGCCGGGCGTACCTGTCGGTCCTGTTGGTCCTGCGACTGTAGAGTCCGCGCCCTGCGGGCCGGTCGGTCCCGCGCTACCTGTCGGACCAGTGGCACCATCAGTGCCTGCAGGTCCTGTAGGTCCCTGCGGGCCTACGATCTGGCCGACGTTAACCCATGCAGACCCATCCCACACGTAGAGATCACCGTCCGCGGTCACAATGTACGCATCGTTTACAGTCGCGCCACCGGGCAAGTCACCTACCGTAGCAACTTCGCCTTTAAGTGTAATAGACGTACCCGGCGCACCTTGCGAGCCCGTCGGACCTGTTGATCCGGTAGGGCCTGTCGGACCGAGTTCACCCTGTGGGCCCGTAGGACCAGCCTGTGTAGACGCCGCGCCTGTCGGGCCGGTAGTGCCTGTCGGACCGGTGGGTCCATTCGCGCCAGAGGTACCCGTTGGGCCAGTAGCGCCAGTGCTACCTTGCGGGCCGGTTGGGCCGGTAGCGCCCGGTGCACCAGTATCCCCTTGCGGGCCTTGCACACCTTGCGGTCCGGTTGGGCCCACCGGGCCCTGTACCGTAGAGGCCGCGCCCGTCGGACCTGTCGGACCTTGCGGGCCTACGATTTGGCCGACGTTGACCCAAGCAGCCCCATCCCAAACATAGAGATTGCCATCGGCCGTGACGATGTAGGCATCATTTACAGTTGCGCCGCCGGGCAAGTCACCGACAGTGGCGACCTCGCCTTTGAAGGAAATGGAGGTGCCCTGCACCCCCTGCGGACCTTGCGGTCCTGTCGGGCCCGCAACTGTAGACGCTGCGCCCGTCGGTCCTGTTAGCCCCGCAGGGCCGGTCGGCCCTTGAATCCCCTGAACGCCCTGCACCCCTTGGATGCCTTGCGAGCCAGTAGGGCCGACACTACCGGTTGGCCCTGTCGCCCCTACCGTACCCGTGGGCCCTACAACGCCCCCGTAGGGAAGATCGAGGTAAGCCGTTACCCCATCCCCAATTTTGAACTGGTTCGTATCCGTCTCAAGTACTAGCTCCCGGTTTGCGAGGACCGGGTTAAACTCCGCCCACCGGGCGGCTGTATCACCACGGAGTGCGAAGCCGATTGTGGAGGATGGAGTGATGGTCATTCTCAGGCCGCCTTATCTACGGAGTAGAACTCCAAGTTACGCTTCAACCGCTCGTCGCCGGGTTCAAGCTCCATCGCGAGCGTGCCGTGCTCAACGGCTTCCTCTTGTTTCCCGAGGTAATGGGCTGCCAGCGCAAGAAGGTCATGCGGCTTTGCCCCCCAGACACTCGGGTCCATCGTGTAGACCAAGGCTTTGTCCTTGATCCTCAAAGCAGTTGTAGCACAGTCATAGCTTAGCTGCCACTGCCCTGTCGTACGTGCCAGATCGGCTAGTTCGACCCACGGCTCGCGGGTATTGGGGGCTTCACGGGTAGCTTTCTCCAGCCAAACCTGCGCCTGCGCCAGATCGCCAAGTGCCCCGTATGCCTGCGCCATTACGCGCATCGCGTAGCACCGCTCGTTCACCCAGTCGGCTTTAGGGTTCTCAAGATATTTGTGGAGCGCCACGATGGCATCCACCCACCGACGATGGAAGGTAAGCTCCCGGGCGTAGTAGAACGCATTACGCGGGCAGGATGGGTCTTCCTTCACCGACAGTTCCAGCAGGTCCATATACTGGCCCCGGCTCTTGGTCGGGTCAGGGTGGTGCGTTACCAACAGCATGTCGGTGTGGGCGTAGACTTCTTTGATCCGTGCATCTGGGCGGGGGTACTCGTGGCAGGGGTGGTGCCAGTGATAGCCATGCCGCGCATGGATTTTCTCGTAGAAGAACGTGATGCCTGCACCCCAGTCGAACTTGTAGCGCAGCCGGGTCGTCTCACCCAGTTTCCACACCCGCTCGATCTCCTCGCGCCAGCCGGGCTCCAACCGTTCATCGAGGTCGAGGCTGACGCACACGTCGATGTCACGAGGGATGAGGGCCAGCGCCGCGTCCCGGGCTTTATCGAAGCGCCACGGGGTGATGCAGATTTCAGGAACGGTCGCGCCGCACGCGCGGGCCAGCTCGACGGTCTCGTCGGTACTTCCAGTGTCGGCAATTAAGATCAGGTCTGCCTCTTGGGCGGACTCACAGAACTGTTCGACGAACGAGGCTTCGTTCTTACTGATGGCGTAGACGCAGATTCTCACATTACTCTCCCGGTTTAATTGGCCACTCGATGGTGTAGGGGAAGCCCCCTTGGGAGGTTATGTCACGAAGTGCCTGCCGATAGGAAGCCCACTCAGGCGTCATGGTGTTGTCGCTCAAGGCCATCCAGTCGGTAGTTGCTAAGAGTTGGTCTCTCAAACCCCGCATTTTATCCGCCCACTCCTTGTGGCGCTCTTCGGCTTCTTCGGGGAGCATGTCCTCTACGGTGTAGACTTGTGTCCAGACACCATCGACCAACACTGGATCAAGCTCTACGCGTTTCTGTGTAGCGATGTCATAATAGGGGGGCGTGACAAGTTTTAGTTTGCTAACGCCGAACAAAGCAACCTGTCTAGGAGTCAAATTACGGGCGAAGCACTGGGTGTTTTCGTCCCAATGCGTTGGTTCGACATCAATTACATGCCGCTCAAAAACCCCGTCCCGCGCCTGTACGTATCTCATTCTCCGCCCCCTTGAAGTTCTTTCCGTTCGCGCTCTTGAGTAACATACTCTACGGCTTGGGCGTACGCATTTGCGTCATCAACCTGCGCCCACAAAGCAGCGAGAACAAATTTTACACTTTGCATTTGCTCCAATACGTTTTTATGGCGCCCGACCAAATCGTCTTTAAGCTCTCCGTCAGGGAGGTTTTCTATCATATGCTCGAAATTGATGCGGTCAAAGTCATAACTAAAATACTCTAGTTCACGCGCGTAGACAGCATCCGCAATGTAACGGTACTTATACGTTTCGGGAATTTGTGTGTAGTTCATCGTTACCTCAGTTTGTGAAAGCTACGCCAAAGCTGCTTGTGCCGGGGTTAGTCGCTGGGTTTGAGAATTTAGCCCCGAACCCAGAGGCAGACCAATTATAGGCGGTTACATAAGGAGAGTTAAAATGGGCTACTGCCACAGCATCACCTAAGGCACTAAAGCCCACACTGTTAGCAGTGCCGGGTACCGAAGATGATGGGTTGGAGAATTTAGTCCCAAACCCGGAGGCAGACCAAGCATACGCATGTATGCGGGGAGAGTTTTGGGTGGCAAACGCTACAGCATTACCGGCCGGGTGGAAAGCAACATCGTTGGCAGTGCTTCCGAGTGAGGAAGATGGGTCGGAGAATTTAGTCCCAAACCCAGAGGCAGACCATGGGTAAGCTGCTGTATAGGGGTTACTAGCAGTAGATATTATTACGGCGTCACCAGCGGGGCTGAAAGCTATACCTCTCCCATTACCCGTGGGGCTAGTTGACGGATTGGTAAACCTAGTTCCGTATCCAGATTCGCTCCAAGGATAGACTGATATATAGGAGGAGGTGTCGTGGGCTACTGCTATAGCATCACCAGCGGGGCTAAAAGCTACGGCGTATCCGTTCCCATTGGGAAGAGTTGATGGGTTGGTGAACCTAGTTCCAAACCCAAGGGTAGGACTCCAAGGGTAGGTCGAGATGTAAGGGTTGTTACTGTGAGCCACTGCTATGGCGTCACCATCGGGGTGGAAAGTTACGCCTCTTCCGGCACCCGCAGGGATGGTTGAGGGGTTGCTAAATCTAGTTCCAAAACCCGCACCCGACCAAGGATAAGCTGCTACATACGGGCTAGAAAGCGAAGCCAGTGCTATAGCGTCATTATTGGGACTAAAAGCTACATCGTAGTTACTTGCAATGGTGCTCGCCGGGTCCGAGAATTTAGTCCCGAACCCAAGGGGGGTAAAGGGATACGCCGCTACACCAGCGGCTGCAAACGATGCGACGGCTATGGCGTCGTCGGGTATAACAGGGACGATGTCAGTTTGGTACAGGTAGTACCCAAACCACTTGGTCGCGGCCACTTTTACACAATACAGTGTGTTCCCTGCATCGACGAGAACACTACCTGTATTTGCTTTGTTTGTGACCAAGGTATCACTTGCGATTGCGACTTCGAGCAAGTTGTATCTCCCGCCGTCTTCCTGTGTGAACAGGATCGTCGTGCCTATCGGGAAGGGTACACTGCTATTAGCGGGGATTGTGAACGTGCGTATTGTTATATCGGACGCGGGGTGAAATATCTGTTTCCCTGCGTCGTCCAAAACAAGCGTGTAGTCTGTTGACTTTATCTCTTGTGGGTATTGGACAGGCGAACCCCCCGCCCCCGATACCCAATCATAATCAACACCATCCCATGACAGGACTTCGCCAGCCACAGCAGTAGACGTGTTTAGATGGGTGTCAATGTCGGCTACGCCGCCAGTAGGCCCTGTGGGTCCAGTAGGACCAGCGACTGTCGAATCTGCGCCGGTAGGGCCAATATCGCCTTGCGGACCAGTGGGGCCTACAACGCCGACGGGTCCCGTGGGACCAGTGGGGCCAACTGCGCCATCAATACCATCTGCACCGGCCGCACCGGTAGGACCAGTGGGGCCTACAACGCCGACGGGTCCCGTGGGACCAGTGGGGCCAACTGCGCCATCAATACCATCTGCACCGGCCGCACCGGTAGGACCAGTGGGGCCTACAACGCCGACGGGTCCCGTGGGACCAGTGGGGCCTGCAACTGTAGAGTCTGCACCTGTCGGGCCTGTGTCACCAGTAGGGCCAGTAGGGCCAGTAGGGCCTGCAACTGTAGAGTCTGCACCTGTCGGGCCTATAGGGCCAGTAGGGCCAGTAGGACCGGGGACAGTAGAGTCTGCACCTGTCGGGCCAGTATCGCCTTGCGGGCCAGTAGGACCAGTGGGGCCTGCAACTGTAGAGTCTGCACCTTGGGGTCCCGTGGGGCCTGTCGTACCATCAGTACCATCCGCACCCGCGGGGCCGGTAGGGCCAGTAGCGCCTGCAGCACCGGTAGGCCCAGTCGGACCCCCGGGCAAACCGTCAGCACCGGTCGGGCCTGTCGGGCCGATAGCACCGTCAATACCATCAGCGCCGTCTGCTCCAGTCGGTCCAGTGGGCCCGACTGGTCCTACAATTTGTCCGACATTACCCCATGCGGAATCTGCCCACACATAGAGATCGCCATCAGCTTGTACGATGTAAGCATCATTTACATTACCGGAGCCCGGTAGATCACCAACCGTAGCAACAGAGCCGAGGATATTGATCGACGTGCCTTGCGGCCCCGTAGGGCCGATGATCCCACCGTACGGCAGGCTGAGATAAGCCGTCGTACCGTCCCCAATCTTAAACTGCCCGGTGTCCGTCTCCAACACAATCTCGCGGTCCGCGAGCACTGGGTTGAACGCTGTCCAGCGCGCGAGCGTGTCGCCGCGGAGCGATAGCTGGAAGATCGAGGCGCTGATCGTGTTGCTCATGTCTGGGCACTCCCAAGGTCGATACGTGCGCCGCCGGTGTAATCTGTCTCAGCATTACCGGCGTCGATCAATGTTGACAGTACCGGGGCCAGCCCGACCCAACGGCCCCCCACCGAGTAGTGCATCAGATCATCCTCACCCGCGACGATAGCCCCCTTGTAGGCCAAGGGATCCAGCTCAACGGGCGTCGTATAGACCAGCGAGCGGCCAACCGACCGCCCCCGCCCGGATGCAAACTTCACGCTGCTCATGTAATCACCGTATATTCTTCGCGTTGGTTGAGTACATAGGACAAACTCGCCACTGCGCCTTGGAAGTTTTCACACTTGAGTTGCAAGCGGTCGCCGCTCGGCAAATTTTGTTTGCCTAGCTCGATAAGCGCAAAATCATTAGGTGGAATGTCCATCTGGTTAAGGAGTAGCCATGAGTCGCTATTGGCATCCAAAACCCGGATAGAAAACTGCAGCGCTGCGGCGCTGTTATTTGCCACGACCAACGAGGTCAACAAAGCCACCGCCTGCACCGTGCGTTCTGGATTAGGCCCACTTGCCGGAATAGTGTAATCCGGCGTGTCAAGGATCGTGGTCCAAAACGAAGGCACATTGATACGTGCGACTTCAAAAAGGTTTAGCGGCGGGCGGGGTGTCGTAATTGTGGGCATGTCAGCCTCCTAAGGCTTGGATGAGTGGGAGGGTGATGTTTTGAACGCCGCGGGAAAACGCCTGCCCCTCAACGGTGCCCCGTTCAAAATCCACCCGCAAGTCATCCCCGAGATAAGTATCACCTACCTCTGTGGAAAACGTGGCGTATATCCGGCCGCCGTCGAGCTTGAGGTTGGCGAAAGACGGATTGATAGCCTCACCGGTGCCACGCTGCGAGTATGGCAACGAGTTATAGTTTACCCCTGACCCGACATAGCTGAACTGCTGCCCGGTGGCCTCTATTACCGACGGGAAAGCCAGTGTGGGCGGCGTCGATACATTGGTCTTGATGAGGGTAATGAGCGAGGCCAGCATCGACTCGGCGGGCGAAGTTAACGCACAGCGCGCTAGAATACGAGCCTCGATGATGTCCCAACTGCGCAGAAAAATTGGAAGTAGCGCTGCATCAAAGTAGTACTGAGCGTTCCAATCGAACAGACCCTTCACGAAATACTGCGAACCCCTGTCTTGTCCCGAACGGAAGTCATCCGACAACTGTTTGAGCAGGGTACCTGCGTCCCGGCGCGTAAGCGCTTCCTGTTCCTCGGTGAAGTTCTGCACCTCAACAAACTCAGAAGCAAGCTGGGCGTACATCTCCTCGATGATAGTATCCTTCTGTTCAAGGATTGCGTCGGCCGTGGCTACGTATACCCCACGAGGTTCACCGACGGGGTCCTCAATCTGTATCGTGTTACGGAAACCGGTTGCCACAAGTGCATAGTCCCCAAACGTGTTGTTCGAGTTGGCGACCGTCACCTGTCCACCGTCATGACACCACAGTCCGTACCGGCTCCAGTTGGTGAACACCGAGACCAGCTGCACGAAAGCATTGCGCTGCATCAGGTACCCGTAGCCATTTGGGTTGATCGCAGTGAACGAGTCCACCACAACCGAGCGCAGCGGGGACGAAGGAGCCAGTACAGAACCGTCGGCAAGCAAATTGCCGCCGCCGCGCGGCATCAGAGGGTTGCCTGCCGTACGGTCAATCGGCAGGGTCATCTGATCTTGCGTGAACTCATGGAGTTGCGAGCAGTCCGCGATGTACGGCGAGCGCGTGATAAGTGCTCCGGGCTTGAAAGCAAACGCCCAGCCCTTTTGTGGAGGATAATCGTGCTCCACCTCTACAGCCGCGCCGCTAACCTTGCGGTACAGGGTAGGTCCTACTGTGAAATACGCAAGTTCCGCTACGGCTGCGAGGCCGGTACCAACATTCACATAGTCCGGCGGGCTCTCATGCTGCAACCCCACGAACGTGAAACCCCGAACCTTGATTCCACTATTCATCAAGAACATGTTGTTCTGGGCCATACCGTTGGGCAGCCTGATTTTAGTAACCCGAAGATCATAGCCGTATAGCAAGCAGTTGGCGGGAATCTCAGTGTCAGGCTGGACCGTGTAATCCCCCGGGTGAACAACTACCCCGCAGGGCACCCCAAGAGCGGCAGCTTTTGTCAGCGCCCCGCCGATAGTAGCCAGCGGGTCAGATAAACTGGTACCGGCGTTCGCGTCACTGCCGTCCATTGTGACGTAGAATGTACGGGCGACAGCTACCGGAGTATATTCACCGGATCCCGGAGGAATAGTACCGGCGGGCCACTGGAAATCAGAGGGGATAACAAGTTCGTCGGCGGAGACCAGCAGCGGCGTCGGTAGCGCTGTGTGGGCGAGCGCCAGCGTGTCGAGGTCTGTCTCATGTCCAGTACCATACGTACGATACCATGCGATGCCGTAGCGCGCCGATGACGGGATGTATACGTCGTAGGCCTCGTCGCCTGCAAAACCGATGGAGTAGGAAAACTCCCGGCGAAGGGAGCTTACAAGAAGCGTATTATCTGAGTGGACAACGGTCTCACCGATTTTGTTGTCGAACCCGTTGTACCAGTCAATCCCGGCGGTAATGCCGTCATTGGCAGGATCACCGCTGTCCTTGAACCGTTGGTATCCGACACGCAGCGTATAAGACTGCCCCAGCTCAAACGGTATCGAGTACTTCATCGCAGCCATGCCGAGGCCGGTGAACCGGTAGACCTTACCGTTCAAACCCACAGCACTAGCGCCGCCCGACATATTGAAGTAGTCGGGCGCATCACCGGGGCGGTGCTCGCGGAAAAGCTCAGAAGCCTTCTGGACCTGCGCAGTCGTGCTCGTAAGGTTCCCCACCGTCACGCGAAGCTCGACGAGACTGCCCGGGTTGAATGATTGTGGTAGCGTCTCCTCGGCCCCGCGCTCCACAGTCAGGACATCACCTGTGCGTGCAGTGACATTGACGATCTCAAGCAGACCATCAGCGGAAACAAGCGTAGCGAAAAAACTATCAGTGCCCGCCAGCGTCGGAAACGCCGCGCCGGTACCCGCAGTCAATGTGATCTGCGTGTCGGTGTCTGTGATCGCCGTGGCGAGAAACCCGCGAGCGTTATTCTTTAGCTTGATCGCCATCGGTTTACTCCGTCCTCACGCAAAGGGCCGCATTTTTACCGCCATTGTACCACGCATGTTACCTATATTAGCACGAGCCCGGCGCTCCGTCACGTGCGAAAGGTATTGTTTGGCATGGTAGGAAGCCAGCTCCCGGTCTTTCCAGCCTTCGTTGGGTAGGACCAGTAGCTCCTGTAGCGCCCCGTGGAAGATAGCATCCTCCAAATCATCAAACAAATGCTGCGGCATACCTGCTGCTGAGCGCTTTGGCTTCAGTGCGTAGATGAGGCGGAGTGTATAAGGTTCTGCATCATCCGGTAGTGGAAGTACGATAAATTGGTCCGGCGTCAACTGCGTAAACGCCCGAGGCTCAGACGCTTCTTCCATAGCGCTCTCGGGCATCTGAAACTCAGCGCCAGAGTCAAAGCCTTGCTCGTTGTACGCGGCCTCATTGAACGCACCAGATGCAGTCCATAGCTCGCTAAAATCCACGCCGCCATAGAGATCAGCCCAAGCCGGGTACTGGTATAGCGCCTGCTCCAAAGTAAGGCGGCTGATCGGGTACCCGTTGATCGCTGCGTCGAACACGACGTGTACGTCGGTGTTCTGTGGCTTGCGATAGAAGTACTGGTGTACCCCGGGGCTCAAGTTATACGGAGCCTCTGCGTGCCGCCAGACAAGCGTCCGCTCGCATGTCCTGATCGCCGCGTTACGGATTGCTTGCTCCATAAGCGGTTGGGGACAACCGGGTACGCTGGTATTGATGCGTGGGATTAGAGAGCTGAAAGTCCGGTCCGCCATCACACCACCCGCTTAGGATCAAGGCCGCCAGCGTCCGTGTCCGTAACCTGCTGCGACTGAAGGTTGATACCCAACCCCGACGTAAACGCATCAGAAAAAAGTTTCGCCCGGCCGGAGTTGATATGCTCATCATCAATCGACTGCGCCAAGTACACGACCCCATCCACGAGAGACGGTAGGTAGGCACTGGAAGGAGCGGTGATGGTATCCGACAAAGCGTAATCCGCCGGAGTAGCGGCGTATTCCACGACCAACGTGACCCCGCTCGTAGGGGCAGGATACAGGAAGAACATCGTGGGGTTGCGCACGTGCCGAATGTAATTGACCGGCTGCCCGCTCGGAGCGGACCGCCAGTTAGGGTATGTCTGGTCCAGCGTGTCCTTGTTGACTTCGGTAACAACACCGCCGCCCTTTACGTTGTAGACTTCGACAAGGCGGATGGCGTCTGCTGGTAGCGCCTGCGTCACATCCTCAGCCGTAGTCGCAACATCACGAACGACCAGAAACAAGTCCGGCCGAAGCATAGCCATCCGTTTCACCGTCTGGTTCAAAAAACGCAGGAGTACAGTGTCCGTATAGCGATACGGTTCCCGCGAGTCCTGCACCAGCGCGCGGACTTCAGCTATGACATCGGCTGGTGTCATTCAGGCAACCCTTGGCTTGCATCAGAGTTCAGCTCAGGCGAACTATACGCCGGTGTTTCGGGGATGTCATCTGTCGAAACATTGAGGGCCTTTTGCTTGCGGGTGGCCGCTTTCTTCGCCAACTTTTTTGGGACGAACTTCTCGGGGAAGGCTTCTTCCTCAGTCACCTCAACGAGCTGCGGGTGCTTCGACAGACTCTCGGTCCACGGGAAAATGTACCCATCCACACGGTGTTTCAGCCACTTATCCATTACTTCTTCCTCGCTGCGTTCATGTTATCGACGAGATTGGGGTACTTGCGCCCCGCTTTTTTTGCCGCCGCCTTGGCCTTAGCTTTTTGTGCCGGAGTCAGCGGGGTAGATTTCTTCTTCGGATTGGGTTTGTCCCACGGTGCTTTGGCCATGTCAGCACTTCCACGCTCTCAGGGATTTATTGATCCGGCTGTTAGGGTCGTTGGCGGTTTTCTTGGAGGTGAGTTTCTTCTTCATCCCCTCCATCCGCGCGCAGAACGACTTCTTGCGGGGGCCACCCTCGGGCTGCGGGGCCTTGAGCCCGGGCTTGCCCGGATTGGCGCGGTTGTAGGACGCGCGCCCCTTGGCGTTCAGACCGCCCTTGGGGTTCTTGCCTTCCTTGCGCTGCCATGCTGGTGTCTTTGCCATTATGCAATCCTATTTGCTACGAGGATGGCCGAGGGCACGGCCGGGCGAACATACGGCGTCGTCTGTACAGCTTCAGAGTGCAACTCCACACCTGCATCGGCCACAGCAACAACGACCTCAAGATACTGTCCGGCTGTTACCTGCAGGATGCCGGTGATGGCGTGGCTCACCACGCCACCTTCTGAAGACTTGGGGGCAACCAGCTCAGACGCCGAGTTCGGGATGTCTGTGCCATCGAGGCGGAACCATACGTCAGCGACGTAGTCGGTGTTCACTGTGTTCAGGAATTGTAGGCGCGATGCGATCTCGTACACACCCGCAGCTGCGAAGGTGATCTGGGTATTGCTCACTACAGACACACCGGTAGCAAGTCCGGTCGTATCGAACGTGATCGCGGTAGGAGTTGCCGCGGTGAAGGTCTGGTCTCCGAGAGCGTAGAAGATGCCGTGGGCCCGGTTGGTCACGTTGTCGAACGTCACGCTGATCGGATCGCCGGGTTGCAGCGCGCTGTCGGCCAGCGCGCCCTGTGCGGCCGTAGCGAAATCGCCTGTATCGTCTAGTGCAGCAGAGCCGAGGTTAAGCGCAGCCCGAGCCTGCGCAGGGTCAGTCACCGCCAGTTTGGAAATGTTTACCGAACCCGTCCCATTCGGAGTCAGGTTCAGGTCGCCGTTTTCATCCAGTGTTGAAACCGTGTTGCCGTCGATGCGGACATTGTCCACAGAGGCAGAGTCAGTACCGACCTTCAAGGCAGTCGCCACGCCCGCAGCACTGCGGACCTCCTTTTCAGTAGCCTCAGGGCCACCATCAATGTGCAACAGTTGCACATACGTATCCTTGATCTGGGTATCAGTCAGGTTTGTCGGCATGATAAATCCTCAAGGATAAGTGGGGCCCCGAAGGGCCCCACCAAGTTAGGTCACGTTAGGGATCGTGCCGAGGTCAGCACCCATGTTCGCTACCAAGATCGACACCTTAACGCGAGCTGCGTCGATGTCATTGGTGTTGATAGTCATAACGATGTCGGTGTCCGCCGTAGTATACGCCGCACCTGCGCCCCCAGCGGTAGTACCCGCCGCGGAGTTTACGCTCACATCGTTTCCGAACAGCGTCAGAGAACCAGTGATACCAACGTCGATAGTACCAGCTGCACCTTCCGCACGGACGACCGTAATCGCACCGGCAATCGTAGCCGCACCCTTCGGTAGCGTACCGATTACCAACGTGTCGGTAGCAGCCAAAGCTGCTACCCCTGCAGCCGAACGGGCTGCAGCGATCTTAGCGAAATCAAGGTCGATCTCGATTACGCTCATGCGGTCGGTGTAGTTGGCCGCGAAGCCAGCCGAGTTCTTATAGAACCCCAGCGAGTCAGTGTAGGCAGTCATAACTAGCCCTCCTTACGAGAAGTTGACGACTGCAGTGGACAGGGCTTCAGGCTTCACGACCTTGTACCCATAGACCTGCAGACCGCGGATGATGTTGCCGAAGGTCGATTGCGCACGCAGCGTCTCCATCTCCGTCATCTGCGATGCGAAGGTGAAGCCCATCTTGTGACCCGCGATCAGCGACGTGTTACCGCCAGTGACGTTCAGGTTGTGGGACACGTAGATGGTAAAGCGGTCAATCATACCGAGGCGACCGTTGCGCAGCGGAGTAGTGCTGTCACCGGTCAGCGATGCGTCCTTCAGCTCGGACTTCTTGATGAGACCAGCAGCACGTGCCGGGATCACAAGGAAGCGGTCGCTTTCGGGGCAGTTAGCTTCGTCCAGAACGGTACCCATATCGACGATCAGATCGACGATGGAGGTAGTCGAGGTTGCACCATCCTTGGTGACGGTCAGCGGAGCGCCAGCCGTGCCGAGGTTGAATGCACCGGACTTAGCACCGGCAGTGGCACCACGGTTCGAGGCCGCGATGTCGGGCAGCATATCGGTCAAGACGCGCTGGTCGATCTTGATCTTCATCTGCTCGGAGGCGTCCTTGGACCACATGTCCATCAGGTTGACATCGGTCTGCACCTTATCAACATCGTCTTCAACGCAGGAGAAGTACTCACCCTTGTCGATGACCAGCTGGATTTTGGGCTTGTCGGGGTTTTCCACGACAAGGTTCTGGCCCTTGACGTAATCACGAATGGTGATGTTCGGCTGGGTACGGATGTTAACCGTATCGCCCATACTACGAATCTCACCTTCGTAATCAGTGTTCGAGATAGCTGCGAGCACAGTGGCGTCGTAGAAGTTCTCGATAAGTTTGCCGCTCCAGATTTCCGGGATGAAGTTCCCGGTGTAGTTGGGGCGGCCCGGCGAAACAGGGTATACCATTTTTTGGCTCCTCAGATCATGCAGTTACGATGCGACCTTCCCGCTGTGCAGCGAAAATGTCGCGCTCAATCCGGTCACGCTCGGCCTCTTTCCCCTTATACCTACCTTTCTGAACATCCGAAAAGAACTTTCTGATGTCGTCATTTGTGTAGGATTTAGGTTCGCCTTGGGTTTTTGTCCCGCCAGACCGGCCTTTGCCGGGTGTTATCTGGCGTTCAAGTTCCGAGGAAGCCTGCGCTGCCGGTGTGGTACGAGCATTAGATGCACCAGTCATCCCTTTCCAAGCGCTGAAGAAATTTGCTACACGGCGCGCATCGAAGTGACGCTGTGCGTCATCCAAATACGTCTGGCGTGGAATACCTGTGAGCGGGTCAGTTTCAAGTAACCATGTTTGGAAGTCTTGATCGGCGTTGATGTCCTGCCAATCAGGTACACTCGCCTGAAGATCCGACCAAAACCGCTGTTCATTAGATACAGCGTGGCTTTGGGAAAGTTGGTGTACCTGCGGTACCACCGTCCCCTGTAGCTGCCGTACCAAACTTCTCAACTCGTCGATCTCAGAGTCCTTAGACGCCATTTCTTCGCGGAATACTTTCCGCATGACATCTATAGAATCCCCGTAATCCTCCATGTCTTGCTCTGTGAGGAGTTTCTGCGCCGGTGTCTGCTGCTTTGCAGGCTCGGCGTTCATAGAGGCTATCAGTTGTTCGAGCTGTTGTACGCGGTTGGTTAGCTCCCGCCGTTCAGCGTGGAGCCGAGGGACTTCAGCAGTGTACTTACCCTGCAAGGTCCTGAACTTTTTCTCAAAGGTTTCTTCATCGTCGGTGTCCACAACCTGCTCGGTAGGCTGTGGAGCGGGTGCAGCATCATCCCCGTCGGGAGTCGCCTCAGCAACAGCAGCTTCCTCAACAGGCGTGTCCGCTGCATCTTCAGCGGGCGCGGTGTTAAGCTCTGCATATAGCTTCTCGACTGCCTCGGTCTGGCGTTTGATCTGCTGTGGTAGTGCCATAATAAACGCTCCTTATCGGTATGCGTGATCTGCAGCGGTAACGGTGTACTATGCTGCCATGTCAGGGGACTTTCTCATCAGATCATGAAGCTCTTTGAGAACCTGACACCGCCCCTGTGCAAGTGTTACGTTCTGTCCGACACTTGGTAATTTCTCTAGCTCGTAATGGTACCAGTCCGTGATCCACTTAAAGACCTCCGGGTACTGGTGTATCACCCCAGCTAAATCCTTTACCACATGGGGGTCAGGGCGCTTCATCCTGATGTCCCCGTGCCGCGGTTCATAACGGTGTTTGCCTGCTGCCCACCCATTGGCATACCGCCGGGGAAGGTTGGTGCAGGCGCACCGGACTGCTGCCCAGCCTCTGGCATCTGTGCTGCCATAGACTGCGCGGCAAGTTGCTGCTGTTGGGACATCTTCTCCCTCGACGGGATAAGCTCGTCCACCGGCATCTGCAGGCCCTTGGCGACTTCGCGCAGGATAGCCGCGCGCCCATCGGGGCCCATGATCTCAATATCAATCGGATTCGCCGTAGCATTGAGGAACTCAACGCGGCGCACGTTTACGGTCTCCTTGACCGCGAGGTTGATCGCACCTTTGGCGACAACCTCCACATCGCCCTTGATGCTTTCATCCGGGTCGTACCGCATGTTGTACAAAAACTGCCGTTGCACCACGGGTAGGATCACATCTGAGTCAATGTGCATTACCACCTGCCGAATCCCCTTACCGGCCGAGCCCATAAGCATCGACAAGCCGGAGGCCGTACGCCCCGCACCCTGTACATTAGTATCGCCGTAGATGTAGGCCGGAATGCCGCTGTGGTCGTCCGCCAACTTACTGAACCGGTCGTACACGCCCATCAACTCGTTCGCCCGAGAATCAGGCTGCGAGAACCGAACGGCCGGTGCGCTCGAACCCAGCGGGTCGTTCATCACCTGCCAGATTTTCCACGGGTGCATCTGGGTGATGTCTTCGTTGGGCGGGATGCGTTCGAGGTTCACCTCGACCTGCGGGCCCGACGCCAAACCCATGTTATTAACAAGCGCGCGAGCTGCAGCATTGCACACACCCTGCAGATCCTCGATGATCTCAGGGATACCGCGGCCCCAGAAGGCCCCGGGCTGCTTTATAAAGCTAGTCTTCGCATAGGGCTTTTCCCCCAACGGATCGTAGTTCAGGACCGCCTTGATGACGTAGTTCCCCACAATCCAGACGTTGGCGTCGTACTCCCGCGCCTCATCGGGGACCTCTTCTTCGCTGAGCCCCCACTCACGCAGCATAGCACCGCTGACCTTGCCCCAGAACTCCAAAGCGTCGAACATCTCGGTGGGTGAGTTGTAAGCGTAGAACAGGCGCTCCTGCTCCTCTTTCTGCAGCTCCACGTCCTCGTTGATCCACGATTGGCCGTTGCCGATCTCAAGGACCTTGCGGATCGCGTCGTCGTCATACCCCGGCACACCGATTAGGTCCGCCAAATCCGAGCGGCTCATATGATGGTGCTCAAACAAATACCCGTCATTGATGTGCCGGATACCCGGCTCGGGGTATATACGGAACGGATCAACCCGTTCGAACTCCGGTCCCAGCCGCTCTGTCGTCTTGACCATCGTCGCACCGTTGGGGCCCGTCTCGTACCCCAACACCCGCTGCCTCCGAACAATCGGTCCTTTGATGAACGCACACGGGAATGTCACGAGGTCTGTGATGAACTCATTGAACGAATTAGCCCAACCACCCTGCTCGAACTGGTCCTCGATCTTGTGCTTCATCTTGTCTGCGCGGTTCTGTGCTTCCTGCAGCAAGCGGAATCTGTAGTCCTGCGCCACCATCTCCCGCAACCCGGACAGTGCACTTGGCGATGGTACCTGCCCCGAACGCTGAATGGCCTCCAGCATTTTATTGGCAAAGCTCTGCTCAATCTCGGCCGCCGCGCCGGGCGGAAGCTCGGGGACCGTCGTCGGGTGGAGGTCCCACGGGGGCATACCTTGATCTAGTAGAATGTCCCGCAGCCAGCTTTCGGCCGCGCGGCACTTTACCTCGGTAATCATCATATAAATTTCCGAGCCACCCTGCTCTTTAATTTGGCTGAGTTTGTTTGGCTCATACTCACCATTGCGCTGCCGCATGGCTCGTAACATGATGTCTTCAATAGGTTTTTTGGCGATGCGTGATGCGTCCCAGCACTGCCGAAGATACGCCGTCAGGCCGAGGATGAACGGATCATTCTGCCGTGCAGCCAGTTCACGATCAATACGCTCTTGCTCTTCACGAACAAGCGTATCGTTTCCAACAACACGGAGTAGTGTAAGTCCAGCCATGTATACCTCTTGGGCGTAATATACACACCAACCTATTACACGGCAAGCCAAAGAAAAAACCCCGCCGGTAAGGGGACCGGCGGGGAGTATGAGCAGAGTGACAATTCCAACAGGGAGGTTGGTTTTTTGACACACAAGATATACTACGTCCACCCGGCAGATGCAACAGGTTTTATGTCCCGACGCTGTATCATGTGTGCTGCGCCGTCTCCGGCACTAGATATGTGCAGCATGAGGTACTGCAGTGCTTCAGCCACGTGGCTGTGTTTGTTTTTGTCGATCCCGCCGCTCTTGTCGAACCGGTAGCCCCCCATCATGGCGGCTTTGAGCTGCGTGCACCGCGGGTCCAACAAGAACCCCGGGTCGCCATCTACTTGGCGCATGAGGTACTCATCCACGGCGTTGATCCGTGCGCTGACCTTGTTGGTCTTGGCCGGGATTACCCGCAGCCCCTCGGCCTTGATGATGTCCACCGCGCTCCGCTCGTCGGTCTGCGCCCGCTGCACACCGGCCGGGTCCACGACAACGAGAACCGGCGCACCGGGGAAGCGTTCATAGAGCAGGGGCTTGAGCATCGTGCGGACAAAACGCTGAATCCCCATGTCGAAACTTACCAGCTCATCGAGGATAAGGGCCCGCCCGCGAGGGTCTTGTTGTCCAATTACCGCGGCAGGAGTGAGACCAAGGTCCATACCCACCACAACAGGCCGGACCCCATTCTCAATATGCCGCAGTTTGGAAGCGGCAATGTGGTAGTCAGGCCGGAAGTATTGGTAGACGGGTTGCCCGTTGCTGCTCAGTCCGTACTCGCCGTCGATGAAAACCCGGATATAGTCCTCGCTGCGGCCTTGGGTGTCGTAGTATCCGTCTGGAAGGTTCTCGATATTCTCCGCGTGCTGGCTCCGTCCCGACGGCTGCTTGAATACATCCCACCCGTTGTCGTTGGGCGAGACGCCGTCCTTGGGGTCGATGTGCTCCATCTGGTAGTACCACCACGTATCCATCGTCGGCGGGTTGGTATCCCCCCACATCCCATGCCACGTCGGTCCGCCATCCTTGGAGCTGGGGAATCGGCCAATACGTTTGGACATCGCGTCCACGATCTCGGGGTGGATGTCCCTGCATTCGTTGAACCACGCGAAGGTAAGTTCCAGCGAGTTGAGGTTAGCCACGTCATCGGCGTCGTCCAGCGCCCGGAACATAATCTCACACTCCACGTCACCCACCTCGAAGAAGTAGGTCTTGGTAGTGCGCATGTACCGCCCACACTGCCCCGGCGGGAACCAGTCGAGGAAGGTCTTGATGACGGTATCCTGCAGCTGCCGCGCCGTCTCACGCACGATAGCCGCCCGCGTCCTGCGCTTGCCCGTGGCGTCAGGCTCCTGCATCGCCGCCCGCCGCACGATCTCGAAGCTGCAAGTCACGGACTTGCCAGACCCAACAGGGCCCATGAGCACGCGCATCTTGGCGTCGGACTTCATGAACTTTTCGCCCGTGAGCGGTGGTGTGTAATTTATGTCAAGTGCCACGGGCGTACTCCCTCACCAGCATCACCACGATTTCCCTCGGGCGTCCTTTTGGGCGTCGGTGCGTTCTGCCACGTGGGGGGATGATCTTCGTCCGGTACGAGTGGCCTTCGCTCTCAAGCGCAGCGCGTAGGCTTTCATGCTCTTGTAGCGACTGCAGGCGTATCGCCGGGGCCCCTTCATACTCGCTGTCAAAACTCGTCAGAATGCTCAATGAGGTCGCCCTCCACGTCGGCTGTCAGGGTCATGGGCGGCGCGCTGTTCCCGAAGTTGATGTTGATCTTCACCCCACCGGCTGCACCACCAGTGCCTTCCTCGGTCTTTACCTCCAGCCCGGCCCACTTGACCGTGCTCTTGATGAGGTCGGCCTTCACTGCAGGAGACACGTCCGGGCTGTGGATCAAACTCCAAGATGTTGTCAGGAGTTCCTCGGCCTGTGTCCGGGCCTTGAGCTTGAAGGTCAGTCCCTTTTCCCGGACCTCCTCGCGGTAGTGCTCCACCTTCTTGAGAAACACCGGGTCCTTGTTGAAGACCAACAGGTCGTTGGTCCTGATACGATGGCGCTGCTTGA